ACCTTGAAATTCATAATGCCAAGATGTTCAAAACATCTGTGGCTCAGAATGTTACCAATTTATACATGACAATTGGCAAAACATCTCCATGGCCATCTGATACTAATCCACCTGTTCCAACCACTTCCGTTTCAAGTATTGTTGATATCTATAAGAACATGCTTGGTGGTAAGAAAGTCACTGGTAATGATATCAGACATTGTATTCCTAGATATAACTGGACTCCAAATGAAATCTGGAATCAGTATGAAGACTTTTGGGATTCATCGGCTCTAACTGCCGCTAACAATAAATTCTATGTTGTGACAGACGATTTTCATGTCTATAAATGTTTGTCTAACAACTATGGTGGTATTTCTACCGTAAAGCCTGCTGGCACTCCTACTTCTCTACCATTCACTACTTCCGACAAGTATGTTTGGAAGTATATGTATTCTATTAGTGCAGAAGAACAGACACAGTTCACTACCGCAAACTTTATTCCAGTTAAGACTCTAACAATTGCCGACGGCTCTACACAGTGGTCAGTGCAGACTAATACCATCGAAGGAACTATTAGTAACATTAGAGTTGTTACCCGAGGTGCTAATTATACCTCATCTAATATCAATGTTCGTATTATTGGTGACGGCTTCAATGCTAATGCTTTTGCTGTTAGAAATACAACTGCTAATAATATTTCAGAAATCGTTATCGATGATCCTGGATACGGATACAGCAGAGCAAGCGTAGTAATCAGTGGCGGCGGTGGTCAGGGCGCATTTGCTAGAGCAGTTATTCCTCCACCAGGTGGACACGGATCAGACCCAGTAACAGAACTAGGCGGTTCTTATCTTATCATTTCTGTTAAACTCGCTGCATCTGAAAATAACAAGCTAACAGTTGCTAACGACTTTAGACAAGTTGCTATTATTGCCGATCCAACAAAAAGACTATCAACTACTCCGTTTACGAATACTACATTCTCACAAGTAACAACCGTTTCTGTTTCTGGTGTTTCTGTAAACTATGAAAAGGACGAGTTTGTCTATCAGGGGTTGTCTTTCACAGCCTCATCATTCAGAGGTATCGTATCAGATTGGGATGGCTTTAATACTCTTAGACTATACGGTATTGAAGGTCTACCTACAAACGATAGATTGATAGGCTATTCATCAGCCGCTGTTCGTCAGCTAATCACCGTAACACAACAGCCTGAACTGGAAACCAATTCAGGTAAACTATTATACATAGATAATATAGAACCAGTTCAACGAGATCCGAACCAGACCGAGAACTTCAAGATCGTATTAAGTTTCTAAAAGGAAAAGAACAAAATGGCAGCCAATACTGTATTGACAACTAACTTCAATGTAAGTCCTTACTATGATGATTATGATTTCAATAAAGATTTTTATCGCATTCTATTCAAGCCTGGTTATGCCGTCCAGGCTCGTGAGCTAACACAGCTACAGACTATCCTTCAAGAACAGGTTACTCGGTTCGGTCGTCACATGTTCCGTGAGGGTTCTATTGTTCTTCCTGGTGGGTTCTCAGTTCAGACAAGTGAAGGCTTCGCATCTGGTGGTTCGGCTGTCGATTATGTTAAGATCAAAGACCTTAATACTCTAAACAATACAGTAAATGTCAATAACTTTAAGAATGTTGTTCTAACTGGTGCCACAACTGGTATTCAGGCAATTGTTATTGATGTTCTAGATGGTGTTCAAACATCAACTAACACCAAGACTCTTTATGTTCGTTACACTAGAGCATCAACCAACTCAGCACTTAAAGTATTTCAGCCAAACGAAGTTCTTAATTCAAGTGTAGGAACTGCCGTTGCTCTTGCTTCTAGTCCAACTGGCTTCGGTTCAAGATTTCAGATTGAAGAAGGTGTTATATTCGCTAAGAACCATTTCATCAAGTTTCCAAAGCAGTCTATCATTATTGAAAGATACAATAGAAACCCATCAAAGATTGTAGGTATGCTTCTATCAGAGGAGATTGTAAGTTCTGAGGAAGATACTTCACTACTCGATCCTGCTCTTGAATCATCAAACTATGCCGCACCTGGTGCTGATAGATTTTCTATCTCACCAACTCTATACACATATAATCTAACAGATCAGATTGATCAGCAGGACTTTATTTCTCTTGTTAGAATTGAAAATGGTATCGTAACGGAAAGAAACGATAGACCAGAATACAATATTATTGCCGATGAAATGGCAAAGAGAACCTTTGATGAATCGGGCAACTATCTTGTAGGTGGTATGGCCGTTCAGATTAGAGAGCATGACAATACAGGCAGTAATTTCGGTCGTTACGATAACGGTAATAACCAGCTTCTAGCCGTTTCTGTATCAGCCGGTACTGCATATGTCAAAGGTTATGAAATCAATTATGAAACTACACAGGAACTTGTAACAAGAAAAGGTCTTGATGTAGCCAGCGATACTCATATCATTACCACAACCATGGGTTCATATGTTGTGGTTAATGAAGTTATCGGTATGTGGGAGCAGAACAAGGGTGCTGTTATTTACCTTTATGATACCGCACAGAACTCAATCACTGATAAGAAATTAGCAACTAGTGCCGCTGCCGGAACTCTAGTTGGTTATGCTAAAGTTCTATCACTAGAATATGTTGATGGCAGAGAGGGCTACGATGCTCAGTATAATCTTTATCTAACAGATGTGCAATATGTTTCTGGTTATGGTCCAGGTAATGTTCAATCGTTCTATATGCCTGCCACTGGCGCTAAGGCAGACATTGTAGGCAGTTCATTTGTTCTACAAGCACAGGATTCATATCTTCTTTACGATACTGGTTCACTATCAACCAAGAGCGTTAGAGATAAGGATGATCCAACTACATCTGCAACATCATTCTCATTCTTAAAGACTGAGGGTATCGATAACACTGTTGCTATTGATACAACTGGTCTACTGTCAATTACTATACCATCAGGTATTGAAACTCTACCTTATGGTACGACAACTCTTGCAAGTGCTGATAAGAGAGAAATCAAACTCGTATTGAAAGCCAATACAAACCTCAGCCTTCCAGGAACTGTAACCGGAACTGTGGGTGCAACCAGACTTCTTGGTGATCTAAGCACAAACTTCCTAACATTGAATGTTGGTGACAAGGTTAGATTCTCTGGCAACAGTTTGACTTATACTGTTACAACTGCATCTGCAAATAACAGAGATTTGATCGTCAGCCCAGGTATTCCTGCACTAGCAGGCAATACAGTAACCAAGGTTTATCTAGTTGGTGATATCATCGATCTAACAACTAAGGGTGCTAATACTGGCACTGTTAGATCAGTTACCACAACTCCATCATCATTGACAATCGATCTTAAAGAAACATTCTCATCAACTGTAGCCGCTGCTGTTACATTCCCAGTAGCAAGAGTTACCGCTCGTGAAATGTCAAAGGTTCTTAGAACCAATAGATATGTTAAGATCAATGCATCAACTCTACCTAATCTAACTGGTCCTATCAATCTAGGTTTCAGTGATATCTATAGAATTAAATCTATCAGAAAAGGCTCAGGTTCTTACCCAACATCTAATACTGGCGGAACAGATGTCACATCTTCGTTCATTTTCAACAATGGACAGACAGATAACATGTATGATCACGGTTATATTAGACCAAGATCAGCTATGGAAGCAACCGATAGACTTCTTATTGAGTTGGATTACTTTGATCATACCGCTACCGGTACTGGCGGTTACTTCTCTGTCGATTCTTATCCTATTCAGGACAATGATGCTCTATTCAATGCAGAGACAAATATTAGAACTGAGAATGTTCCAAGATACAGAACTGCAACCGGTAAGTTGATTGATCTAAGAAATGTTCTAGACTTTAGACCTGTCAAGAATAACATTGCTACTGCGGCGGTTCTACCATCAGCAGCAACAGAAAATCCAGGTATTGCATATATATCAACATATCCTAAGGCTGCTTGGGCAACATTTAAGTTTGTCAGTCAGGGCATCAAGATTCCTATGCCATCGAACCCTCTGACATTTGATGTTCAGAACTATCTTGGTCGTATCGATCTTGTTACACTAGACAAGACTGGATCACTATCAGTTGTTGGTGGTGTTCCATCACTAACACCAATTACACCAAAGTTTGATCCAGATAAGTTGACTCTATCTGTATTGAAGATTCCTCCTTATCCATCACTATCACCAGCTTACGGTAATAGACTGGGCAGATCAGACTTATCATGTGCCTCCAAGGCATCTGCGATCAATAGATTTACGATGCGTGATATTGGTATTCTTCAAGATAGAATTGAGAATCTAGAATATTACACCACATTGAATGCTCTTGAAAAGGCAGCAACGACCGTAACAGTCCGTGACGAAGCCGGACTTGATAGATTTAAAAACGGTATCTTTGTTGACTCACTCAAAGACGATACACTTAGCATCAACGGTAAATCAAGCCAGTGGTGTCTAGATCCAGTTGAACAGAGCTATAGACCAATCTATACCTCAGAATCATTCATGTTCGATTTGATTAGATCATCGGGCGTTGTTGCTAGAGATAGAATGGTTATTCTAAACTACTCTGAAATGCAATTTTTAAATCAGAATGTCGCAACATCTGAAAGAAATCTCGAAAGAGCCTCATATCTATTCTTGGGACAGTTGAAACTAACTCCCGATAGAGATATCTGGACCGATACAACATTCCTAGCCGACGAAGTTCTAACAACTCCAGAGTTTGTTACACAGCAAAATCTCGGTGGTACTTACACTAAGATTTCCACGACATGGAATGATTGGTATGTAACTAACAGAACTTATACCGTTCGTAACCCTGCTGGTGGTGGTATTGTCTATCAAGGCACCGACTACTCTACAGCTAGAAGAACTGCTGATCAGTATAACACAAATTCATCTGTTAATATTGCTATTGACATTGATTGGAATAGAACAGGAACCGAATACGGAAGAAACAACCAGACTTCTTTCATTGTCCAGAACGCTACTGTTCGTGACGTTGAAATCGTTCCTTATATCAGACCTCAGGTCATTTACTGTGAAGCATCAAATCTAAAACCAAATGCAAGAATTTGGGTTTACTTTGATAACATTCCTGTATCTAATACTTGTCGCCCACTAACAGCCTCACAGTATAATACAGCATTGACCACATATAGATTTGGTTCATCAGGTCCTGTTAATCCAGGTGAGGCACTAAGTCAGGCAGTTGATGCTAACGGTGTATTCATTTCATCCATTAACATTACTGACAACCTCGTAACAGCAAGTCTTCCTGCTGCTTTAGGTAATCTTCCGGCAGAAGGAACACCTATTTTTGTTGGACTAGATGGAAAGTGCTTTTTCTCTTATAGAATACAGCAGGGACAGTTTAGAACTGGTGAAAGAAAGATGATTATCGGTGATAGCCGTGTTATTATTTCTGAATCAGGCGTAAGTCTAGATGATCCATCAGAGTCTATTACTACTGGCGCATCAGCAACATTTACGGCTGCTGGACAAAAGATGATTAAACAAAGAACTGTTATTAAGATTCCAACAGTTCAAAATGTAACCAAGCCTGTCGATGAACAGAGAAGAACATTTGATTCCGAAACAGTTCCAAGAGATCCACCACCACCTCCTCCATTCCCATGGTGGCTTTTCATGGGCTCTTGCTCTGCCTATTCATTCTTGGCAAAAACACCAAACAACGAAGAAGGTATGTTCTTAACAAGCGCAACTATCTTCGTGGGAAGAAAGTCAACTTCAACCTCAAGAGGTATTTGGTTTGAAGTTAGAGAAATTGACTCTGGCGGCGGCATTACAAGAAATCAGGTACCTGGTTCAGAAAAGCATTTTGAAAATATTGAGATCCCGATTTCTACAAACGGAATCGATAATGGCTTGACAATAACTTTTAATCATCCTCTTTTCTTGTTCAATGATACACAATATGCATTCGTTGTTCACTCTGACGCAGCCGATCCAGATACTTATATCTGGACAGCCAAACTAGGCGAGGTTGATGTTAATACAGGTGCTAGAAGAACAAGCCGTCCATACACAGGAACATATTACACAACAAACAATAATATGAACTGGGATATGGAACCTGATGTTGATATGACCATTAGATTAAGACGAGCGGAGTTCGTTAGAAACTCACTTGGTACCGCAACACTAGGTAACAAGCCAATTGATAAGCTTAGACTTGTTTCGATGAGTAAAGAATTTACACCGGCTCTTGGTGATATGTTCCATATTCCTGATAGATTGGTTCTAGATAGCACAACTAACATTGTTCCTGGCGATATCATTAAGAAGTTGTCCGGTGCAACCGTTGTTGCACAAGGTACTGTTGCATCTGTTAGCGGAAAAGTTGTTACACTAACTGGCTTCACCAACTTCTCAACTGGAACAGTTAATGTATTCAATTCAGCCAATACTGCTAAGTTCACTAGAGTTCTAGAGAACATTCAGGTTGCCTTCGGTACACTAACTAGCGTTTACACTCTACCAGGTGAATCCGGAACAATTGCAGAGTTCTCAAGTGCATCTGGTGGCTTTGTTGTCGGTCAGGTAATTAGAAGCATTAGTGATTCCACATTCTATGCTACTATCAATGAATTGCTCAACTTTGACTATTCTACTGCAACTTATGACCCAGATGTTATCAAGTTTAATGGAACATCTGTTTCTTATCAGATTGAATCAACATCAAAGTCTGATTTTACAAGAAACACAAAGGCAATGACACCTGGTGAGCAGCTTAACTATTTGAACGAAAGAACAGTTCTTTCTATTTCAAATGAAAGACTTCGTGGTGTCAATAGATCAATGAATGTTCATATTTCTATGACAACCACATCAAATGTTATTTCGCCCATTATCAACATCGACGGAACAAATGCTGTCGCAACTGATAATATCATTAGTAGTGACTATACAAATGAGACAAGTCCTGACGGCGGAAATATGCTCAATAAGTATATTTCAAAAACCGTAACACTAGCTGATGATCAAGACGCAGAAGATTTGAGAATTTATCTCTCAGCATTTCGTCCAAGAGGAACTGATATTAAGGTATGGGTAAAGTTCAAGCATCGTGAAGATTCTACTTCATTTGAAGATAGACCTTGGATTGAACTAGAAAAACTTACTGGCGAATTTAACTTCTCAACAATTTCTGAAACAAGCAGAAATGATTGGAAAGAATATCAGTATAAGATTCCTGGTGCAAACATGACTGGCACAGGCGGCGCAATCGCATATACATCATCAACTGGTGCTATATTCGAAGGCTACAAGCAGTTCTCAATTAAGATTGGACTACTGCTAGATCCTGGCGTAACTGATACAGCAATCGTGCCAAGAGTTGCCGACATTAGATGTATCGCATTGCAAATGTAATTGGAGAATAATATGAGTGAAGTTGAAGTGATTGAAATTGATATTGATGAAACACTATTTGATTTCAAAGATGGCAACGGATTAGTAGCAGCCCATCGACACCCAAAAGGAAAAGGATGGGTTGCTAACACTGCCAAAGTTGATGAAGATTGTTTCATTGGCGAAGATGCAAGAGTGTATGGAAATGCTGTTGTTTCCGGTAATGCAAGAGTATATGATAAGGCGAGAGTATATGGCGATGCCACTATTACAAACAGTGCAAGAGTATCAGGTAACTCTAAAGTATATGGAAATGCAGTAGTTTGTAACAATGCAATGATTTACGGCGATGCCGAAGTTTATGAAGATGCAAAGGTGAGAAACCATTCGCAAGTATATGGTTCAGCAATTGTTTGTGGCGATGCTGATTTATCAGGTAACATTAAGATCAACTCTAACAACATTGTTACTAGACGAGCAGTTGCTATTCTAGGTTTTGATGTTGACATAGTAATTACCGACCATCATATCACTCTCGGTGAGTATGCTATACCACCTAGCCAGATAACCAACATCGAAGGTGTTGATGAAGAATGGGCGAAGCTACTTAGCAAAGTTGCAGAATTTCACGGGTGCATAGACAATGACAAATAAAGAACAGAAAACAGAAGTTCCGGGTCTCTATAAAGTCTCTGAAGGAATACTTATAAATAGAGATACCGATGCTTTAAATGCATACAAGCGAAACAAGCAAAGAATGATGGCTGTAGATACTTTACAGCAAGATATGAAGACGGTAAAAGAAGACATAAACGAAATTAAAGAATTACTAAAGGGACTCGTAAAGTAAATGGCCAACTTACCAAACGTAGCGTTCACTGACACATTTGATCAATGGCGCATCAAAACAAATCAGATTATTTACGCATACAGTGGTAATACAGCCCAAACTCGTTCTAACAGTTTATCTGTTCGAACCACGGCCTCAATCAATGTAGGCGAAATCATTTACATTGATGTTATCCCCTCTCAGAATGTTCTCGACACAGTATCATCTAATGTTGCTGGTATTCGTGTCGTAGGTAATACATTCACTCTAGCAAACGCTACCATGATTAAGGTAAACAGCGTTGCTATTAGTGCCAATGCATGGGCAAACAATCTAGCTTCTTCTGCCAATGTTTATATCGATAGAGTAGCCGATTCGGGTAACGCTTGGTCAAATACTGTCGGTAGCTCAGGAAATTCATATACAGTAGCCGTTGGTGCTGCTGGTAATGCATGGTCGAATACTGTCGGTGCATCTGCTAATGCTTGGGCCAATACAATTGGTGCAAGATCAAACACATGGGCTAATACAGTCGGTAGCTCAGGAAATTCATACACAGTAGCCGTTGGTGCTGCTGGTAATGCATGGTCTAATACAGTAGGTGTTGCAGGAAATGCTTATACAGTATTTGTTGGATCATCAGCCAATGCCTGGTCTAATACAGTGGGTGTTGCAGGCAATGTCTATACTAATTTTGTTGGAGCATCTGGTAATGCTTGGTCTAACACTGTCGGCGCATCCGCAAATGCATGGGCCAATACCATTGGCGCAAGATCAAATACTTGGGCCAATACAGTAGGCACATCAGGTAATGCTTATACTGTAGCAGTCGGAGCATCAGGAAATTCATACACAGTAGCCGTTGGTGCTGCTGGTAACTCATACACTGTCGCTGTAGGTGTCGCTGGTAATACTTATACGGTAGCAGTCGGCGCTGCTGGCAATGCTTGGTCTAACACTGTCGGTGCTTCTGCTAATGCATGGTCAAATACAGTTGGTGCATCAAGTAATGCATGGTCAAACACAGTAGGAACATCAGGTAACTCATATACTGTAGCAGTTGGCGTAGCTGGAAACAATTATACTGTAGCTGTTGGCGCTGCTGGTAATGCTTGGTCAAACACAATTGGTGCAAGATCCAATACATGGGCTAATACTGTAGGTACATCAGGTAATGCTTACACTGTAGCAGTCGGAGCATCAGGAAACGCTTGGTCTAATACAGTAGGCTCATCAGGAAATGCATACTCTGTAGCCGTTGGAGCCGCTGGTAATGCTTATACAGTAGCAGTTGGAACCGCAGGAAATTCTTATGCAGTAGCCGTTGGAGCCGCTGGAAATGCTTATACAGTAGCAGTAGGATCATCTGCTAATGCATACTCTATAGCTGTTGGCGCTGCCGGCAATGCTTATACTGTAGCAGTAGGATCATCTGCTAATGCATATGCTATTGCTGTAGGAACAGCTGGTAATAATTATGCTATTGCTGTCGGATCATCTGCTAATGCTTGGTCAAACACAATTGGTGCAAGATCAAATGCATGGGCCAACACTGTAGGTACATCAGGTAATGCTTATGCTCAGTCAGTCGGTTCATCCGGCAATACATATATGCTTGCCGTTAATGCATCAGGTAATGCTTATACTGTAGCAGTTGGAGCCGCAGGAAATGCTTATACAGTAGCCGTTGGTGCTGCTGGTAATTCTTATACAGTAGCCGTTGGTGCAGCATCTAATAGCTGGGCTAATACAGTAGGCACTGCCGGTAATAACTACTCAGTATCAATTGGTGCAGCATCTAATGGTTGGGCCAACACCGTCAATTCAGCAATTTACGCACAGATTCAGAACTTAACTCTAAATCAGAACCAAGTTTCAGAATCTATGGTTGCAGCCGCTAATGGCTGGGCTAATACAATTGGAGCAAGATCAAATACCTGGGCCAACACCGTTGGATCATCTGGTAATAGTTATATGCTTGCTGTTAACGCAGCCGGTAATTCATACACTGTAGCAGTTGGAGCAGCCGGTAATGCATATGCAATATCAGTTGGCGCATCATCAAATGCATGGGCTAACTCTATTAACTCACATGCTGGTGCAACTTTCTACACCAAGTCAGGTGGTACAATTAGTGGCGATGTTACCGTAACTGGCAACCTTGTCATCGCTGGACAGACAACATACGCCAATACACAAACACTAATGGTTGGCGATAATATCATTGTTCTAAACGCTGACTGGTTCGGTTCTGTTATTCCTACAGAAGATGCTGGTATCGAAGTTAATCGTGGTCTAACTTCAAATGCTGTCTCTGTTCTATGGAACGAAACCTTAAACAGATGGACACTTAATGACGGTACAGGCAACTATGGTATTGCAACCAATACCCATGTTGAGAGTGCTAATGCTTGGGCCGCTGGAAGCATTCAGCTTACCGCAGTTAGTGCCAATACACTAGCCGGTAGAATGGCTAACAGTGCTAATAACTGGGCTAATACCAAGATTGGTGCCGTTACAAGTAATAGCACCTCAAGAATTTGGGCTAACAATACCACCGATGCATCAAGCAATGAACTTGTATTCATTGACCTTGCTCAGTCAGGTGTTACAGCAACCACATATGGTAGTGCTACTGTTACTCCAGTATTTACAGTCGATGCTTACGGTCGTATTACATCATCAGCTAATGTTACATCGATTGTTCCAATCTCATCTGGTGTATCTGGACTAGGAACTGGTGTATCAACTGCACTAGCTACCTCTGTAGGTACTGCCGGAGCATTCGTCACCAATGGTGGTGCTCTCGGTACACCATCAAGTGGTAACCTAGGAAACTGTACCTTCCCAACTCTAAACCAGAACACAACTGGTTCCGCTGGATCATTGACAACTGCCAGAACCCTAACTGTTGGTTCAACTGGCAAGACATTCAATGGCACTGCCGATGTTTCTTGGACACTATCTGAAATTGGTGTTATTGGTGTCGCTGCGGCTGCTAATAACTGGGCCAATACTAAGATTGCTGCTGTTACAAGCAATAACACTACTAGAATTTGGGCCAATAATGTTGTTGATGCCTCAAGTAATGAACTTGTATTCGTTGATCTTGCAACATCTGGTGTTGCTGCCGGTACATACGGCGGAGCTTCAACCATACCATCATACACTGTAGATGCTTATGGAAGAATTACATCAGCATCTAATATTACAGCATCTATTCCAATCTCTACCGGTGTATCTGGACTTGGTACCGGTGTTGCTACTGCACTAGCTACCGCAGTTGGCTCAGCCGGTGCGTTTGTTACAAATGGTGGTGCGCTAGGCACACCATCTTCTGGTACATTAATAAACTGTACCTTCCCGACACTAAATCAGAACACAACTGGTTCAGCAGGCACACTAACAACAGCAAGAAATATTAACGGAACTGCATTTAATGGTTCTGCTGATATCACCACTGCCAATTGGGGTACTGCTAGAACTATTACAATTGGTGATACTGGCAAATCAGTTAATGGTTCAGGAAACTATACTTGGACACTATCTGAAATGGGTGTTGCTGCAAATGATGCCACTGTCAATGTTGGTACTACATCAATCGTATTGAATAGAGCCTCAGCAGCGCAGTCACTAACTGGTATCACCTCCATTGATGGTTCGGCTGCTAAACTAACTACAGCAAGAGCCATCAATGGTACTAATTTTGATGGTACTGCTGCTATTACTACCGCAACATGGGGTACTGCTAGAACAATCACCATTGGATCGACCGGTAAGTCTGTCGATGGATCGGCCGCTGTATCATGGACAGTAGCAGAAATTGGTGCAGCAGCCGTTGGTGCAACCACTTATGTTGGTACTACCGCTATTACACTTAATAGAGCATCCGCAGCACAGTCATTGACCGGCATCACCTCTATTGATGGTTCCGCTGCATCATTGACAACCGCTAGAAACATCAATGGTACAGCGTTCAATGGTACGGGTAATATCACCACTACCACTTGGGGTACTTCTAGAACAATCACCCTCGGCGATACTGCAAAATCTGTTGATGGTTCAGGCAACTATACTTGGACACATAGCGAAATGGGTGTGGCCGCTAACGATTCTACTGTCAATGTTGGTACTACTTCAATAGTATTAAATAGAGCATCGGCAGCGCAGTCACTAACTGGTATTACATCTATTGATGGTTCAGCCGCTACACTAACAACCGCTAGAAACATTAACGGTACTGCATTCAATGGATCGGCAGCAATTACTACTGCCACATGGGGTACTGCAAGAACCATTACAATTGGATCGACCGGTAAGTCTGTTGATGGTTCTGCCGCAGTATCTTGGTCATTGGCCGAAATTGGTGCTGCCGCTGTAGGAGCAACTACTTATGTTGGTACTACTGCCATCACACTCAATAGAGCATCAGCCGCACAATCGCTAACCGGTATCACTTCAATTGATGGATCGGCTGCTACATTAACAACAGCAAGAAATATTAACGGTACAGCCTTTAACGGTTCTGCTGCTATTACTACCGCTACATGGGGAACTGCCAGAACAATCACTATCGGTTCAACCGGAAAGAGCGTGGATGGTTCTGCTGCTGTTTCATGGTCACTAGCCGAAATTGGTGCTGCCGCTGTAGGAGCAACCACTTATGTTGGTACTACCGCCATTGCTCTTAATAGAGCCTCGGCTGCACAGTCACTAACTGGTATTACTAGTATTGACGGATCGGCTGTTACATTTACTAGCACAACTCAAAATTCACAGTTTAACTCAATCGGTGTTGGTACCGCTGGTTCTGGAACTGCTGGTCAGATTAGAGCAACAAACGATATTACAGCATTCTATTCATCCGATGCTTCATTGAAGGAGAATGTTAAGACTATCGATAATGCTCTTGCCAAGATCGAAAAGATCAATGGTGTTGAGTTTGATTGGACAGACGCCTTCATTGAAGCCCAAGGTGGTGAAGATGATTACTTTGTTCGCAAGCATGATATTGGTGTTATCGCTCAAGAGATTGAAGCAGTTCTTCCAGAAGTTGTTGCAACTAGAGAAGACGGAATCAAAGCAGTCAAGTATGATCGTATTGTTCCGCTTCTAATTGAAGCAATCAAAGAACTAAAGACCGAGCTAGATGAGCTAAAAGCTAAATAAGAGGAATAAATAGGAAAGTAAATGGCAGAATACGCAGAACTTTACATAGACAGAGGTGCGGATTTCAATGTAGTAATTGAATTAAATGATGACAATACGAATATGCCACAGAACACTTCTGGGTATGTTATAACAAGTCAGTTAAGACGCTCTTTACTGTCCGTAAACGCCTCTGCCAATCTAACTTGCTCAGTATTAGATGGATCAAATGGCGAACTATCACTGTCAATGACGGCAGCGAATACCGCTAATCTAAGACCCGGTAACTATTTCTTTGATGTTAAAGTTGTTAACCCTAGAGCGCAAAACGAAACAACGAGACTAATAGAGGGTGTGATTTTCGTAACACATGGCATAACTCGATAGGACTAAAATGTCAATCATTGTTAGAACACAACCCAAGAATAGAATTTCTATCAACATACAGCAACAGTCAAATATTAAATCTGTAGGATTGTCAGGTAAACAAAACCTTAAAGAAAATTTGAGACAATTGAATGATGTTGATGCTACCAGCTTGAATAACAACGAAACTATTGTTTATGATGAGGCGAGTGACAAATTTGTAGTTAGAGAATTGCCCATCGTAAACGGAGGAACCTTCTAATGAGCAATACAGTAATTCAGATTAAACGATCAACAGGGACGACCACCCCACCAGGTGGTTCGCTCTCTGCCGCAGAACTAGCGTATTCCTACGCTTCCGATAGACTCTTTATCGGCACAGCAAATGGTCTAAGCGTTAATGAAATCGGTGGTACCTATTGGGTAAACCACACAATAGCTGCCTTTGAACATGCAAACTCGGTGGCTAGTGCTGCCAATGCATGGCTAGGCACAGTTGCAGCCTCTGGTAATGCATGGGCTAACACAGTTGGTACCTCAGGTAATGCTTACGCCGAATTTGTTGGTGCATCTGCTAACACATATGCAACTGATACATTCTATGCCAAGACAGGCGGCACCATTTCAGGTGATGTTGTCGTTTCTGGTAACCTAACAATTTCAGGTGTTACAACTTATGCCAATACTCAGACATTGAATGTTGGCGATAACATCTTCGTTCTAAATGCCGATCTTCCAGCAGGTGCTTCACCATCTGAAAATGCTGGTATGGAAGTTAATCGTGGTAATCAGAACGATGTCGCAATTCTTTGGGACGAGTCTCAGACAGTTTGGACATTCACTAATGATGGTTCGACATATCACCAAATTGCTTCTAACACATTTGTTAACAGCGTAGCAGCCAGTGCCAATGCTTATGCACAGGCCGTTGGTGTTGCAGGTAATAATTACACTGATGCCGTTGGTGCTGCTGGTAATGCTTATACTGTAGCAGTCGGTACAGCCGGTAATGCTTACACCAATGCAGTCAACACAAAAATCTTCCAGACATTCTCTGATGCAGCAAATCTAGTATCTGGTATCATTGCATCTGCAAGAGTTTCGGGAACATACTCAGGAATCACCGGTGTTGGTACTCTAACTTCTGGTACATGGAATGCAGACACAATCACTGTTCCATACGGTGGTACCGGAAAGAATCTATTTACAACTAATGGTATCCTATTCGGAAACAATGCAGGTTCTCTACAGGTTACTTCTGCCGGTACTGAAGGACAAGTTCTACAGGCCGATGCATTTGGTGTTCCAGCGTTTGGTATGCTAGATGGGGGAACATTCTAACTAACACGGAGACTTTATTATGAGTGATGCTAACAAGTTTATGAATACTTATGTTGATATTACAGTTTCAACATTACATGATCAAATCAATACTATTCTACAGTTGAAAACGCAAGCAAAGTTGGCTAGTGACCTCATCGCCGAAAAAGATGGGGTCATTTCCACTTTGAAAGAAGAACTTACAAATGCTAGTAAAAATCAGCAAGAGTTTTCAAAAGCAACTGAAAATGCAACAAAATGGGAACAAGAATACAATGCCATGAAAAACAAGGTGAGTCATATGGACACCTTGACTAATCAATATAATGATCTAAGAAATCAGTTTGTTGATAAGAATAGAGATATTGATAGACTCAATTCTCTAGTAGAATCTATGAAACAACAACTAGAAACAGCCAACAATGAACTAACGAGTGTTAAGAATGAGTTACAAGCAAAAGATAAGCAACTCATTAAGTTAACACCTCAGCCCAAAAAACAGCCGTCTAAAAAGAACATAAATACAAAGATTATAGAAATGCCCTTTGTGGAACAGGAAGATAAGACAGACGACTTTTAATGACCAACACAGTAATTGCTCTAAAGAAATCATCTATTCCAGGATCTTCACCGGCTGATCTAGCTAATGGTGAAATTGCTATTAACTATGCCGATGGTCTTATTTACTATAAGGACATTAACGGCAACATTCAGTCTATCTCTGGTGGTGAAGGTGGTTTCAACTTCGGAACCATCAATGCAGCCGGCACACTGGTAATTGCAGATATCCCAAATGATATTCTTACCTTTAATCAAGGACAGAATATTGAGATTACTAGTTCGGCACTCACAGATGCAATTACAATCTCTGCAAATCTGACACCTGCTATTGATCTTGCTTCGGCAGCATTTGATAGCACTAACACCACTCTTACTTTAACACAAGCAGCATTTGATCGTGCTAATCTTTCAAATGATGTTCTCTATGTGGCGGCCGCCTATGATAATGCCAATGCTGCATTCGATAAAGCGAATGCTGCAAATGTTCTGGCGTATGATACAGGAATAGGCGCTAATGCTTACTCCGGATATCTTTTTGAATTAGCAAATAATAGAATTACAGATACGGGTGCTGGTGCTAATGCTTATGTCATTACAGTTGCCGCAGCCGGTAATAACTATACGATTGCTGTTGGTGTTGCAGGTAATAATTACACCGATGCCGTTGGTGCTGCTGGTAATGCATATACTGTTGCTGTTGGTGTTGCAGGTAATAACTGGGCTAACACAATCGGCGCAAGATCATATACATGGTCCAATACAGTTGGATCATCTGCCAATGCTTATGCATTATCAGTAGCTACACAAGTCGGACAAGCCGGTAACGCTTATGCTTTATCAACAGCTACACAAGTCGGACAAGCCGGTAACGCTTATGCTTTATCAACAGCTACATCGGTTGGATCATCAGGTAACTCTTATACTGTAGCAGTTGGAACAGCAGGAAACACATGGGCTAATACAGTCGGGGCCGCCGGTAATAACTATACCATTTCTGTTGGTGCTGCTGGTAATGCTTACTCAGTTGTAATCGGATCAGCCGGTAATGCTTATACTGTAGCAGTTGGTACAGCCGGTAATGCTTATTCAACAGCCGTTGGTGCATCATCAAATGCATGGGCCAATACAATCAGTGCAAGTTCAAATGCTTGGGCTAATACAGTAGGTTCGTCAGGTAATACTTACATGCTTGCCGTTAATGCCGCAGGTAATGCTTATACTGTTGCAGTTGGTGCAGCCGGTAATGCTTACACAGTAGCAGTTGGAGCCTCAGGTAACTCATACACTGTAGCAGTTGGAGCAGCCGCAAATGCTTATGCATTATCAGTCGCCACAACAGTAGGTTCATCCGGTAATACATATATGCTTGCCGTTAATGCATCAGGTAATGCTTATACAGTAGCAGTCGGAGCTTCAAGTAATGCTTGGGCTAATACGGTAGGTTCGTCAGGTAATACATACATGCTTGCTGTTAATGCAGCCGGCAACAACTATACTATTGCAACTGGTGCGGCAGCTAATGCTTGGGCCAATACAATCAGTGCAAGTTCAAATGCTTGGGCTAACATTGTTGGTACCTCAGGTAACTCATATACAGTAGCAGTTGGTACAGCCGGTAATGCTTATACTGTATCCGTAGGAGCAGTAACAAACGCTTGGTCAAATACTGTTGGTACAGCCGGTAACTCATATACAGTAGCAGTTGGTGCAGCCGGTAACTCATATACAGTAGCAGTTGGTGCAGCCGCAAATGCATGGGCCAACACAATTGGCGCAAGATCAAATACTTGGGCTAATACAGTCGGCACCTCAGGTAATAACTATACCATTTCTGTCGGTACTGCTGGTAACAACTACACCATTACTGTTGGTGCATCAAGCAATGCTTGGGCCAATTCAGTAAACATATATTCAGATTCAACCTACTTTAAGAAATCTGGTGGCACAATTACCGGTGACTTACAAGTTACAGGCAATCTAATAATATCTGGTAATGCAACAACTATCACAACAGATAGTCTTTCTGTTGAAGATTCTCTAATTTTTCTAGCAACAAATAACATTTCTGATATTGTTGATATTGGTTTTGTTGGACACTATAGCAACGGAACATCTAATGTTCATACTGGATTGTATAGAGACCATGCTTCCAAAGAATATTTCCTATTCAGTGGATTGTCTGGAGAACCATCATTAGTAAACGATATTGTTCCGTATGCAAACAATATGGTCAATGCCGTTCTGAACTCTGATATCAGAACAAGCAACCTGATCCTTGGTGGTGCTAATGCTATCATAACTATTCGGAACAATGCTGTCGGTGCCAATGGATGGGCAAACACAGTTGGTACATCAGGTAATAATTATACAGTATCAGTTGGAGCGGCATCCAATGCTTGGTCCAATTCAGTTGGTACATCAGGCAACTCCTATACATTATCCGTTGGTGCATCTGCTAATGCTTGGTCGAATACTGTCGGAACATCTGCCAACGCTTGGGCAAATACAATCGGAGCAAGATCCAATACATGGTCCAATACAGTTGGAACATCAGGAAATTCATACACAGTAGCCGTTGGTGCTGCTGGCAACAACTACACCATTACTGTTGGTGCATCTGCTAATGCTTGGTCAAATACCAAACTATCAAACAATAATGTCGTTCTAGCAGGTAACATTGGTGTTCTTGGATATGTTTCGACTACTCGTGGTGTGTATGATGACGGTGTAGCTGGTACTGTTAGAATAACTAACCCTGGCGGTGGTGCATTCTCGAACAACGCTGCGACTGCTACTGGTGCTATTAAAATTAAAATGCCTGTCGCTGCAAATAACAATAACACAATGTTGCGTGTTACTGTAAAAATTTTCAACTATGTAACAGGAACATCAACAACATTACAATTTGGTGGTTATAACTATAGTGTTGTTGGTGGATGGTATAATACATTTGTTACACAAGAAACTCAGTCAGGACCAGAACTAAATGTTCGTTTCGGACAAGACGCTACGTCGGACTGTATCTGGATTGGTGAGACATCAACAGCTTGGGCTTATCCAAAAGTTTACATTACAGAAGTCGAAGCAGGTTTTAGTGGTGGAACTGCGGCTGCATGGAGAGAAGATTGGCAGATTTCACTTGTTACCGCATTTGATACAGTCGAATCTACGGTCATTGCTGGTAAGTCACTCGACTCTCAGAACTTTGCTTCTACAGTTTATCCATATGTTAATACTAAAGTTGCCGTAGTTTCAAGCAACAGCACTTCAAGAGTTTGGGCCAATACAACTACCGATGCCTCAAGCAACGAATTGGTGTTTATTGATCTAGCAACATCTGGTGTTACAGCAACCACATACGGTGGTGTTGCAACTATACCTTCATATACAGTAGATGCTTATGGTCGCATAACTTCATCTTCTAATGTTACTGCATCTATTCCTATTTCTACCGGTGTGTCTGGTCTAGGTACCGGTGTTGCAACTGCTCTTGCTGTTGCTGTAGGAACTGCGGGTTCATTCGTAACAAACGGCGGTGCTCTCGGCACACCCGCAAGCGGTAACTTCTCAACTGGAACATTTACTTGGCCAACATTCAATCAAAGCACCACCGGTTCTGCTGCAACTCTAACTACAGCTAGAACACTAACTATTGGTTCAACTGGTAAGACATTTAACGGTGGCGCCGATGTTTCTTGGTCATTGACTGAAATTGGTGTCACAGGAGTAGGCGCTTCATCTAATGCTTGGTCAAATACCAAAGTTGCTTCTGTATCAAGTAATAGCACATCAAGAATTTGGGCTAATACAACAGTTGATGCATCAAGCAATGAATTAGTATTCATAGATTTAGCCACATCTGGTGTTACAGCAACCACATATGGCGGCGCTGCAACCATTCCATCATTCACCGTTGATGCTTATGGTCGAATTACCTCGGCATCTGGTGTTACAGCATCTATTCCGATTTCATCTGGTGTTTCTGGTCTTGGCACAGGTGTTGCTACTGCACTTGCAACAGCCGTTGGTTCTGCTGGTGCATTCGTCACCAATGGTGGTGCCCTTGGAACACCATCATCTGGCACACTAACAAACTGTACCTTCCCAACTCTAAATCAGAATACTACAGGTTTTGCAACATTTTTAAATGCCGCCCAGTCAAGTGCTGATGCTCCTAATCAAAGTATTGCATCACGTATTAATTCTGGTTTCTGGCAAACATCATATGCCACAACAGCTAACGGTTGGCCAGTAACAACTTCATCTTGGTATCATTTGATTGCCTCAACGCATAGTAATGGTTCAAATTATTATTCTATGCAACTTGCGGCAGACTTCTATTCAAATAGTCTATATTATAGATCGACCAATGCTTCGGGTAGCAATGCATGGAGTAGAGTATTACTAGATGGTGGCGCTCTAGGCACACCATCTTCTGGCACACTAACAAACTGTACCGGTTTACCACTAACTACAGGTGTTACGGGAACGCTTGCTGCGGCTAATGGCGGTACCGGTCAAACAGTATATGCCGTTGGCGATCTTCTTTTTGCTTCAACAACTACTGCATTGTCGAGACTTGCCGATGTTGCTACCGGTAACGCTCTTATCTCTGGTGGTGTTGGTGTTGCTCCAGCTTGGGGTAAGATTGGTCTAACAACTCATATTTCTGGCACTCTAGCTGTTGCCAACGGCGGTACAGGTACTACAACCAGCACAGGATCAGGTAGCGTTGTTTTATCAACCAGCCCCACACTAACAACTCCTGCACTTGGAACACCATCAAGCGGAAACTTAACAAACTGTACCTTTCCAACTCTAAATCAGAACACTACCGGCTCTGCCTTTTATATAACTTCTCGTGATACAAGAGCCACCGTAGATGGACCTAGCCTTGGTGCGGCCCGTGTTCAATTTGACTTTAAAACAAATACCACCGACGGTCTAAATGATGGCGGCACCTACCATGGTGTTATGACATTCCAGCAATACGCTGACGCATCTGGTGGTGGTACAAGACAACTTGGTTTCACTGATAACGATAATCTATGGATTAGAGGTAGCGGATCAGCACTATCAACTTACGGTGCTTGGAAACGAGTTCTAACTGCCAATGCTGCTCTCGGAACACCAGCATCTGGCACACTAACAAACTGTACCGGTTTACCACTAACTACAGGTGTTACGGGAACGCTTGCTGCGGCTAATGGCGGTACAGGAAACGCATCATATGCCGTTGGTGATATTCTGTATGCTTCAACAACTACAGCATTGACAAGACTTGCCGATGTTGCTACAGGTAACGCTCTTATCTCAGGCGGTGTAGGCGTAGCACCTGCATGGGGTAAGATTGGTCTAACGACCCATGTTTCTGGCACTCTAGCTGTTGCCAACGGCGGTACGGGTACTACAACCAGCACAGGATCAGGTAGCGTTGTTTTATCAACCAGCCCCACACTAACAACTCCTGCACTTGGTACTCCATCATCTGGCACACTAACAAACTGTACCATTCCTTGGTCAGGTGTTACAGGCAAACCAACTACATTATCTGGTTATGGTATTACAGATGCTCTTCCATTAGCTGGCGGAACAATGACCGGATTGATTACCGGAAGAACCAATGCTGCGGCGGCCAATACATCAAATACCTCAGTTTCTAATGATACAGGTTCATTTTCTGTTAGAGGCACACAATTCGTTAGCGCCGTCATGTCATTTCATAGAACTGGTGCCTACGCTATCAACCTTGGTCTTGATATAGACAACATATTCAGAATTGGTGGTTGGTCTGATGGTGTTAATACTTATAGATTAACACTAGGAGCACCAGGTGGCACACATACCTTTAATGGTACAGTATCAGCAACAGCTTTCAGCGGACCTCTAACATATACAGTTCTTACTGGTCCAGCATCAACCAGTAGAGATAAAATTAGAGTTTGGAGTGATAGTAATTATACGATTGGCATGACCAATGGATTTACTTTCGGACCGATCGAAAACGAATATGCTATGACATTCCAAATGAATGATTCTGCTACTAGAGGATTTTGGTGGGGCGACGCTGCGCATACAGCCGCTCAGGGTGCTATGGCCCTTTCAACCGACGGTAAGTTGACAGTTGCTCATAGCGTTCGACTAGGTTATGGTGAGTCAGACACTACACTTCCTGGGGCAACTCATAGACTTGATGTTTCTGGGTCAGGTAACTTCACAGGTAGCGTAACAGTTCCAAACTCAAGCAATACTACAGGTTCTACTACAGCCGGTGTCAATTTCAGCGCACAAGGAAGTGCTTATATCTTTGGTACAACTAGTGATAGTGTCGCCTCTACCACTTCAAACTTGAAGATTACTTCTTGGTTCGGTATTGGTTTTGGTCCATCGGTTTCTGGTCAGACTGTTCCACAATGGGAAAATGCTATGTGGCTAAACGCCAGAACAGGCGATTTGTCATGTAGAGCAAACATTACCGCTTATGCTTCTGACGAAAGACTAAAAGAAAACTTTAGTCCTATCGCAAATGCTATTGATAAGATCAAGCGCATTTCTGGTTATACTTTCGATTGGAGAGTAGAAAAGTGTAAGTCTTTAGGCTTTGCTCCATATAGAGAACATGAACACGGACTAAAGGCTCAGGAAGTCGAAAAAGTAATGTCTGATGCTGTTGACATTGCACCTTTTGATTGCGACTCAGATGAAAATGGTAATAAGATTTCTAGAACAGGCAAAAACTATCTAACAGTTAAATATGAAAAACTTGTTCCTCTATTGATCGAAGCAATCAAGGAGCAGCAAACCGAGATAGACAATCTAAAGCGTATTGTTGATATGCTAAATACTGTTAAATAAATGCATCTGCTTCAAGCAGGCATTAACTAAAGAGGTATATTATGGAAAAGACAATTAAACTAGAACTTACAATTCCTATGATTAACAATGTTCTTACGGCTCTATCTAAGATGCCCCTAGAACAGACATTGGAAACATTTCTAGCTATTCGTCAACAAGCAGATTCACAGGTGCAGGAACTAAATGTGAATGTCACTGAGAGTTCTGTCCTTAATAAGTAAAAGACACGGATGAGGTAAATGTCGATCAATCAGCCAGCAAATAAAGAAGAACTAAAAGACTTTTGCCTAAGACAGTTAGGATATCCTGTCATTCAGGTTAATGTTGATGATGTTCAGGTCGAAGATGCCATTGAGTTGGCATTTGAGTTCTGGAATGAGTTCCATTTCAATGGCACTGAAAGATCGTATGTGAAGCATCAAATAACACAGCAAGACCTAAACAATCAATACATTCCTGTATCTGATGGTTTGATTGGTGCTATTCGTGTGTTTCCTGTTGGTGGTTCTTACCTCGCCATGAACATGTTTGATTTAAGGTACCAGTTGCGTCTTAACGACCTCTGGGACCTTTCATCAACATCATATGTCAATTATGCTCTAACAATGCAGCATCTTGCCACACTTAATATGATCTTCACAGGTCAGCAGCCTATTCGTTTCAATCGTATCACTAACAAACTCTATATCGATTGGGACTGGAAGAATGACATTCAACCCGGTGAATATATCATCGTTGAAGGTATCGTAATTACAGACCCAACAACTTACACTAGAGTTTGGAACGACCGTATGCTCAAGAAACTTGCCACAGCGTATGTCAAGAAACAATGGGGACAGAATATGTCCAAGTTTGACAAGATGCAGTTGCCAGGTGGTGTAATGATGCGTGGTGTCGATATCTTCAATGAAGCCACGGCAGAAATTGAAAAGATCGAACTAGAAATTCGTTCGACTTATGAGCAGCCTCCTGCCTTCTTGGTAGGTTAAAATGGCAGTAAACGGTTATTTCAATAACTTTCCCTCACAGAATAGATTGGGAAACGAGCATTCTCTTATGGAGGATGTTATCGTTGAATCTATTCAAATCATGGGACATAATTGCTATTACATTCCTAGAGAATCGCTAGACAATGTTGATATGATCTTTGGTGAAACTACCAAGGTCAAATTTAAACATGCTTACATCATTGAAGCATATATTGCCAATGCAGAAGGATACGAAGGTGATCATGATTTCTTCTCTAAGTTTGGTCTAGAGATTAGAGATACATCTAACTTTGTTATCTCACGCCGTTCATTTGCTCGTATAGTTCCATCAGCACTTAGAGAACGCCCACAAGAGGGCGATCTTGTTTGGGTACCACTATTACACCGTATGTTTGAGATTAAGTTCATTGAAAAGAAACTTATGTTCTATTCATTGGGCAATCGTCATCCATTCGTCTTTGAAATGCGTTGTGAAGTCTTCCGTTATAGTGAAGAAGATTTTGATACTGGCATTGGTGAGATTGATCAAGTCGAAGAAGATAACGGCTACACAATTAAACTAACTCTAAACACATCTGGTTCAGGATCATTCCGTGATAACGAGGTTGTTTATCAGTCACCAGACGGAACATGGGCAAACGCTACTGCTACAGCCGAAGTTTCTGAATGGTTTGCAGCTAATGGAACAATGCTTCTACACAACATCATGGGCACATTCAGCCCAAGTGCTAATGTTTATGGTAATACATCGCAGGCAATATTCTCTACAACCGCCAACGGTGTAGATGCAACTGGTGATTTCGTAATGCAAGATTTCTTTAACAACGATGATTTCGGCAAGTCAACAGAACTTATTCTTGATCTATCTGAAATCAATCCATTCGGAACACCGTAATGCTAGGTAATGCACCGTTTTATCACTCACTAACTAAGAAAGCAGTCATTCTATTTGGCAGACTGTTTGATGACATTACTGTAGTTAGAACGAATAATCAGACAGGCAAAGAGACACAGCGTTTCTTGGTCCCGATCATCTATGCTCCTAAAGAGAAGATGGTCACTCGTATTGAGTCCGACCCAGCACTACTAAAACAGTTTCAAGCTATTCTTCCTAGAATGAGTTTCGAGATTACAGGTATCTCATATGATCCTACTCGCAAGCAAAACTCTACATTAAGGGCAGTAGCACCTAATAATGGATCATCTGTTAAGTCGCAGTATGTTGGTGTGCCTTATGACATTACATTCGCTTTGAACATCTATGCAAGAAACATTGATGATGGCACACATATTGTAGAACAGATTTTACCTTTCTTCAATCCCGATTTCACAGTCACAACAAACATGATTCCCGATCTAGGATTTCTAAAAGATGTGCCTGTAATTCTTAATTCAGTAACAAACGACATTCAATACGAAGGCAACTTTGACTCAGTTCGTTATGTATATTGGACTCTCACTTTCACAATGAAGATGCATTTCTATGGCCCAATCACAACGCCCAAGATTATCACTTCTGCTAATACTAGAGTGTTTGCTGATAACACTATCATAACAAACAATGGCTATATTGCCACATTGAATGTTGCAAATGCAAACGGTAGCTTCAATAGAGGTGATGTGGTCTATCAGGGACATAATCCTCTAACATCTAATGCATACGGCAAAGTGGTATCATATAATGCTAATGCACACAGCCTTGTTGTTAATGTCACAGAAGGAAGATTCTTCGCTAACAACAGAGTTCATGCCACCGAATCCAATGCGGTATGCACTATCATATCACAGAAACAACCTGTAGAAGATGCATTTATGATTAGACATACACCCGATCCTATTAATTCTGAACCCGGCGACGATTATGGGTATAGCGAAACTTTGTATAGACGGTAACTAAATATACTTAAATAACCTCGGATTAAGAGAACATGACCAGACAAATAGTAAATGTAGGTTCGGTTGCTAACGACGGCAAAGGCGATACACTTAGAGATTCGTTTATTAAAGTAAACGACAACTTTCAAGAATTGTTTGCCAACGGCACTAATACCGTTAATACAATTAACTCATTTAGTAGAAGCACAAACAACAGAATTAATCTGGCATGGGCTCACGCCAACTCTGCATATGATCGTGCAAATCTAACATTCGGTGGCTTCGCACAAATATCACAAAATACTGTTTTAGCTTTTCGCACCGCCAATCTAGCATACTTTAAGGCAAACGATGCCTTTGCGACAACAAACACCGTTTGGCGTCATGCTAATGCTGCATATTTCAATGCTAATACCGTTTTCAATCACTCTAACAATCTTTTTGCTAGAGCGAATACTGTTATATTCCGTCATGCAAACTCAGCGTATTTCAATGCTAATGCGGCATTCTCACATTCTAACAATGCATTCGGAAGAGCAAATGTTACTAGGGATCATGCCAACTCAGCATACATAAACGCCAATACGGCAAGAACCCATGCGAATGCTGGTTATATTAACGCTAACACGGCTCGCACACATGCTAATGCCGCATTCCTACATTCTAACAATGTATTGATAGCATTGCAAGCATTACCACCCAATTCAACAGTCTTTAGACATGCTAACGCTGCATTCATTAAAGCAAATGCCGCATTCGAAAGAACAAGTTTTGTTAATATGACTTGCTCTAATGCCGTTTACGCTCCTCTCTTGATCGATCTAAACAATCAAGATTACCGAGTTGATCCTAATGGCAATTCTAAACTAGCTAACCTTGATGTTAATTATATTCGTTCGTTTGGTGATATTGTTGGAAGAAGATTCCTTGATCAAGATAATCAGACTTTCTTACTCGATCCTGCGGGAACTTCAATTCTAAACGAAGTTCAAGTAAGTTCTATTAGAGATAGAAACAACATCAACTATTATGTTGATCCATCTGCTGGAACTAGATTGAATGTCCTTGAGCTAAACAACGATCAGTGGGTTAGATCATATCCAGATAATTTCGTTAGATTCCATTTCAGTAATGGTGGTGCAACCTGGATTTCAGGAAGCTTTACAAATCAGTGGTGGATTAGATTCGGCACACAAGACAATGGTACTAGAGCTATTTTCGAAGGCGCTGGCAACTTCTACACAAACGGCAATATTACTGCTTATTGGTCGGATAGAAGACTTAAGAAGAACCTTACTAAGATTACTGATTGGCGCACAATTCTTAATGGTATAAATGGTTATCGTTATGAATGGAATGATATCGGCAACAAACTTTTGGATGAAACTAATACTGGCATCGAAGTTGGTTTGGTTGCACAGGAAGTTCAAGAGGTTCTTCCACAGGCAGCAGCAATTCAAATGCTACAATATACTAATAAGGATGGTGACAGATTGATTCCTAGAGAAGGCATCAACTATGATCCTGAAAACCCATATTTGACAGTAAGAGAAGAAAAGATAGTTCCTGTGTTAGTAGAAGCAATCAAAGGACTAATGGCTGAAATTGATGAATTAAAGAAGAAGATAGGATAATTTAAATGGCAGACCCAATTTTCGATACAGCAAATTCAGCATATGATACAGCTAATGCGGCTTACACAACCGCTAATAGCTCATATGCACTTGCAAACGATTCATCAAATACAGTAATATCAGCATTTGCTTTTGCTAACGATACCTCAAACACTGTAACATCTGTATATGGATTAGCAAACAATACTGCCCTGGCTGCTAATACATTATCGGATCTTTCTAATACAGCATTCATTTCTATCGGAAATGCACTTGATAGTATTACTACGCTTCAAGGCGCACTCAACTCATCTAATGCTACTGTATCGACATTATCTGCCAACTTTACTGTATCTTACAATCAATCGAACCTTGCTTATGCAACATCACAAGCATCTTTTGATTATGCTAATACATTTGGCTCTAAACTTAGTGCTGCATATGATCAATCAAATACAGCATATAACTTTGCCAACAGTGCCCTATTACAAACAGGACTTGTTAGCACCACTCTATCATATGCTTATGATCTAGCCAATACACTTGTCACCATTACATCGGCCACAAATTCCGATGTTGCTAATGTTTATACATTTGCCAATTCGGTTAATGCATATGCTTATTCACTTACAAATGGTGATCTGGATACCAGAGTCAATACAGTATATGACCAGGCGAATGCTGCATTTGCTTTTGCTAACGACACATCTAATGTTGCTGTAGCCGCTTTCGCATTTGCTAACAATCTTTCGCTTACATCTGGCGCAGGCTTAGCCGCTACTGTTGCCGAAGTATCAGACAGAACAAATGCTGCCTTTGATTATGCAAATACGGTAAATACATATGTATCCGATGTTGCTAACAGTGTGGCTATTGTTTTCAATGCTTCCAATACTGTTAATACTCGTTCCGATGGACTAGAGTTTAGAATCAACCAGCTATTCAATGTTGCTAATACCTCAAACGGTTATTCTCAGAATGTCTATGCTACACTAAACACCGTTTATGATCTAGCAAATAGTCTTTCATCATTCACTCTAGAATATAAGTTCCCAACAATTGCTATTGCTGCATTTGATGAAGCCAATACATGTAATGACAGAATTACATTGGTAGATGAAAGAGTTAATGCCGTTTCAAATCTAGTTAATACTGTCAATACATTCGGATATCAAACATTTGATCTAGCAACTGCCGCATATATCGCTGCAACTGCCGCAAACTCTTTCGTCTATAGCCTAGACGGTGGTGCTGTTTCTCTATTGGCATATGAGTTCGGTAATACACTCAACTCATTTAGCAATACTATTACAGTTACAGCATCTAATACAGCAAACGCTCTAGCAATCGCTCAGGCTGCCAATACCAATGTTAATAACTTCCTTGGTGGACTTAGTGTCAATACTATCGCCCTTGCTGCATTCACCGGAGCATTTGAGAGAGCAAACCTAGCAAATGATACAGCAAATTCCGCTCTAGTCAATGCTATTGCATCATTCACATTTGCAAACACTGTTAATAGCTTCTCATACAATGTGGCTGCCACCACAACTGTTGTGTTTGATCTAGCTAATACAAGTAATGCTCTTGTTTATGGTGTCATTGCTAATACTAATGCTGCATTCCTTCATGCCAACTCATCTTATGATGTTGCTAACAGTGCATATAACCGTGCTAATACAATTGCTAGTGAGTTCGGTTATCCTGGTCCTGCATTCGATAGAGCCAATGCCGCATACATTCTAGCTAATAACGGATCTAACTTTGCTAACTCGACATATGAGTATGCATATAATGTTGCCGCAACTACAATCGCTTCATATGGACAGTTGAATGTAATTTCAACCATTTCTAATACATCATTCAACATTGCTAACTACGCAGCGGTAACAGTTAACACATTCGGTACTACCATTACTGCTGCATTTAATACAGCAAACAATTCTCTACCTAATACAAATGCAAGTCTTGAAGGCAGTCTATATGTAAATGGTTATGTATCTGATGTTAACGGTCCGCTAAGAGATTTGCCAGTTAATAGTCAGCCTGCATCATATATTCTAACATTGGCTGATACCGGTAAGTTGATTTCTGTTGATGCACCCGGTGCTAATGTGTTTATCGTAAACTCTGTATTTGCCACCGGTCAGACAGTAAGCATCTTCAACAATACCGCAACATCATTGACGATTACACAGAACAACAATGTTACGCTACTTCTATCCGGTACCAACGATACAGGAAATAGATTGTTGAGCAATTATGGACTCGCAACTCTTATCTGTGTCCGTGCTAATACATTTGCCGTATCAGGAGCTGGTTTGTCATAATGGCAATTCAACAGACATTAGTTGGACTAGGTAACAACCCAAAATTTGTTGGACAAACTATGACTTCTGAAAGAGTTGTAGAGAATATAACTTTTGAGTATCCAAGCGGTTATGCAGGTGATACACTGGTTGTATTTGCTGTAGCAGATAACTTAACAGTTCCAGAATTGCCAGCAGATTGGAATACAATATATTCTAATACCACAACCGCCGTTAATGGTTCGGGTTCTGGTAGATTGCTTGCATATAAGAAAAGAGGCATTGACGAGTCAAATTCAACCGTCTTTGTATCTGGTGGAGGTAATATTAATTGTGTCGCATTGAGAGGTTTTAATCAACAATTCTCTAATGTTACCGAGTGGGTTGCTAATAGTTCAATTGGTGTGGTAGCTAATACAACTGTCAAGTCTAGACAGATTTGGGTTGCTATGTTCAATCAAGACGGTGCGGTAGCAAATGCTGTTATTGGTATTACCAATACAACTGCTACATTTGCTCGCTCTAACAATGATACTAGAAGCACAACAATTGGTTACCTACAAAATACCTATACCACAATTAGCAAATCGAACTACTTTACTATCGATGCTGAAAATGCATATGGAATGACATTCTTAGTTACATAATTGGAAGTGAGACATGACAAAGAACTTATCTGACGCACTAGGTATTGAGCATAAGGTTGAAGAAACAAAAAATGAGCCAAGCAAGGAAGTTGTTGTATATGAACAATTGCCAGCAGAAGAAGATCAAGACGCAGACTATAAACTAGTCAGAAATACCCTCCGTAATCTTATCGAAAAGGGTAACGATGCCCTTGAAGATATCTCTACTATTGCTAGACAAAACGAATCAGCAAGAGGCTTTGAGGTAGTTGCCAACCTAATCAAGACGGTCGGTGAAACATCTAAAGACCTATATAATCTACAGAAAATGAAAAGGGATCTTAAAGAACCTGATCCTGATTCGGATCCTCGCAAGAAAAACGCCGAGGGACATATTAATGTTGAACAAGCAGTTTTTGTGGGTTCTACCGCAGAGTTGTTATCTGCCATAAAGAACAAGAAAGAGCAAGATGGCAAGGACACCTTACAGCTACCAGAATAATCCCAATCTGCCTAATGAGCAGTATCGTCATTCTTTTACTCAAAAAGAACTAGATGAGTATCTAAAGTGTGCCGAAGATCCTGTTTATTTTGCTCGCAAGTATATCAAGATCATTAACGTTGACCGTGGTTTGATCCCATTCGAAATGTGGGACTTCCAGGAAAGAATGCTGCAAACATTCCACGACAATCGTTTCTCTATCTGTAAACTACCTCGTCAGGTCGGTAAGTCTACTACATCGGTAGCGTATATCCTTCACCAAGTCTTGTTTAACGAGAACTTTGTTGTCGCTATTCTTGCTAACCGTGCACCGACTGCTAGAGAACTACTTGGCAAACTTAAGCTAGCCTTCGAATACTTGCCAATGTTTCTAAAACAGGGCATCAAAGAGTGGAACAAAGGATCCATTTATCTCGCCAACGGTTCGAGAGTTCTAGCCGACTCTACCTCAGGTAGTTCCGTCCGTGGTTTCTCATTCAACCTAATCTTTCTAGACGAGTTTGCGTTCGTACCGAATAATATTGCTGAGGACTTCTTTAATTCTACATATCCTACTATTTCATCTGGTAAAACTTCTAAGGTCGTTATCGTCTCTACACCTAACGGCATGAACTTGTTCTATAAGATGTGGACGAAAGCCGTCGAAAAGACTAGCACATATATGCCTATTGAAATTCACTGGAGCATGGTGCCGGGTAGAGACGAAGCATGGGCGCAAGAAACGATTCGAAACACCTCACAAAGACAGTTCGACCAAGAGTTTGGTTGTGAGTTCTTAGGTTCATCTAACACACTTATCAATGGTGCTAAACTTGCATCGTTGCACTGGAAAGAGCCTATTCGTCGTATGGAATGTATGGAAGTATTCGAAGAACCTATTCCTAAACACACATATGTTTTGACCGTTGATGTTGCCGAGGGACAGGGACTAGATTACTCAGCATTCTCCATATTCGATGTTACTGAAATACCTTATCGTCAGGTAGCTAAATACAGAAACAATGAAATCAGCCCTATGCTTTTACCAGCGGTTGTATATTCTGCTGGCATGAAGTATAACGAGGCATTTGTTCTTGTTGAAATCAATTCGATTGGTTTGCAAGTTGCAGACATTCTTCATTATGAATTGAATTACGAAAACTTGCTAAAGTTTCAAACCAAAGGCAAGCAAGGTACACAAGCATCAAGTGGCTTTGCTGCTGGTAAGAACAAGTTAGCATTTGGTCTTAAAATGACAGCACAATCTAAGATGATTGGCTGTGCCAACCTTAAAACTCTTGTCGAAAATGATAAACTCATTCTGAATGATGAAGACACGATTACAGAATTGTTTTCATTCTCTGCCGATAAAAAGACCTTCAAGGCAGAAGAAGGATCAAACGATGACATGGCGATGACTTTGGTTCATTTTGGTTGGTTGACTGCACAGAAATTATTTAAAGAAACAGTTTCAAATGATATCAGATATGCTCTACAAAGAGAGCAATCATACTTACAAGATGTGGAAAATGTGCCATTCGGTTTCATTGATAACGGTTTGGATGAAGTGGTGGAACAAGATGCTACTGGTGACTCATGGTATAAGGTGGATAAAGAAGGCCTATACTATAATGACAGATGGGATCCGAGACTGTAAGTTTCGGAAAAACATCAAAATACTAAATAAGGTTAAATGGATACACACCATTCCAACCTATAAAGGAGTTAAAAATGGCATATAATCTTTCCCCAGGTGTGACATGGTCTGAAATTGATTTAACGACCATTGTTCCCTCAGTTGCAACTTCCGGCGGCGCTCTTGTCGGTGAGTTCGATTGGGGTCCTGTCGATACACTTTTTAAGGTTAGTGACGAGGATAGCCTAGTTAGAGTTTTCGGTAAGCCATCATCAAATGTTAATAGACAGAACCAGATTCAGTCATTCTTTGCTGCTGCAAACTTTCTTTCATACGGCGCCGATCTAACAATCGTTCGTGCTGCTAATACGCTTCTAAGAAATGCTACCACAGGTACATCTACAGAACTTATTAAGAACCCAGATGAATATGAAATCAATTTTGCTGATATGAGCAGAACCTTGTCACTGGGTGCAGCTAATACAGCAGGCATGTTCGCTGCAAGATATCCTGGTACTCACGGTAACGGCATCAGAATTGAACTATTCGCAACATCTTATGTATCTGGTAACGTAGCTGCCTGGAATGCTTGGAAGTATAAGAACCTATTCCCTTCAAAGCCAGGAACTTCTGATTATGCTCTACAACAAACCAGACAAGTTCCTATTCATGATGAAATGCATATTCTAGTTATCGATTCTACAGGTAAATTCTCAGGAACTGCTAATACAGTTCTAGAAAAGTTTGCTTATGTATCAAAGGCAAAAGATGCTAAGAACCCTGATGGCACATCAAACTATTATGTTGATGTTCTACAGAATCAGTCAAACTACATCTATGCAATCAATACTGCATCAAACAATACAACAGGTGTTGCCGAAACAACAACCTGGGGTAAGACTGTTGATGAAATTGCAACTCAGGATGCACAGGGCAATCCATCATGGACTCAGGATTCTCTTAGAACCTTCCATCAGACCTACTATACCTACTCAATGCAGACAAGAAATGGTGTATCACCTGACGCAACAACTGGCGATATTATGAGAGCATATGATAAGTTTGGAAACATGGATGAAGCAGATGTAAGCCTAATTGTCACTGGTCACCACGATTACTTAGTTTCAAAGTATGTGGTTGAAAATATTGTTGATGGTGGAACATTCAATGATGACGATTCATATGGTATCATTGCAACAGGCGGTAGAAAAGACTGTGTTGTATTTGTATCACCTCCACAGACAGCAGTTGTTAACAAGGCAGGTTTCGAGTTAAATAACATTAAATCATGGGCAAATAGTCAGTTCAACATTTCATCAAGCTATGTATTTGTTGACTCCGGATGGAAGCGCCAGTATGACAAGTATAACGATGTTTATCGTTGGACTCCTCTAAATCCTGACATTGCCGGTCTGTGTGCTAGAACAGACTACACTAACGATCCATGGTGGTCACCTGCTGGTCTAAACCGTGGTAAGATTAAGAATGTTGCTAAACTAGCATGGAACCCAAAGAAGTCTGAAAGAGACGATCTATACCAGATTGGTATCAATCCTGTCATCACCATCAAGGGTGAGGGAACTGTTCTATTTGGTGATAAGACATTCGTTAGCAAGCCATCAGCATTTGATCGTTTGAATGTTCGTCGTCTATTCATTGTTCTCGAAAAGTCAATTTCAAGAGCATCTAAGTATTCTCTATTCGAGTTTAACGATGAGTTTACTAGAGCCCAGTTCGTTGCCCTTATTGAACCATTCCTTCGTGATGTTAAGGGTCGTCGTGGTATCTATGACTACCGTGTAGTTTGCGACGAAACAAACAATACACCAGAGGTCGTTGACCGTAATGAATTTGTCGGAGACATTTATGTTAAGCCAGCACGTTCTATCAATTATATTCATCTTAATTTCGTGGCTGTTAGAACAGGTGTCGCCTTCTCCGAAGTTGTCGGTAGATTTTAATAAATAGAAACACATAAGGAGAAAAACAAATGGCATTTGACGTATCCACATTTAGAGCAAATTTGCTTAATGATGGTGCAAGACCTAGTCTATTCCAAGTTACGATTCCATTTCCAACTGGTGCTTATGGAGGGGCTGCGGTCCCTCCAGTAGTTGGCGCTGGTGGAGTTAATGCACTAAACGCAACTGGATCACTATCATTCGTTTGTAGAGCAGCTTCGCTCCCAGCAGACAGTATTTCATCAATTGTAATTCCATACTTTGGTCGTGAAATCAAAGTAGCTGGTACCAGAACATTCTCACAATGGTCTGTTACTATCATCAATGATGAAAGCTTCTCTGTTCGTAACAACCTTGAAGTTTGGATGAATACTATCAACTCACATGTTGGTAACATTCGTTCACCAGGTTATAGTCCTCCAGCATCATATCAAACTGATGCTATTGTTACTCAGTATGGTAAGACCGGACCTCAGAATGTTATCAAAAGATACACTCTAGTCGGTGCATTCCCAACTGATGTTGCTGCTATCGACCTCGATTGGGCACTAGGTGATCAGATCGAAGAATATACAGTGACCTTCGACTATCAGTGGTGGGTATCAAACACTACAACCTAATCAGGATAAATACTACAATCCATGGGGATTCATTTCCCCATGGGTTTTAGGTCTAATAAAAGGATAAGATTGTGAAGTTATTTGGATTTGAAATCGGTTCCGAGAAGAAGGCTGTAGACCAACAACTCCAAGAACCAAAAAATAAAACATTCACACTGCCTCAGAATGATGACGGGGCGGTGACAATTGCAGGTGCGGGCTATTACGGCACTTATGTCGATCTTGACGGCACCTTTCGTAACGAAACACAACTTATCACAAAGTATCGTGAACTTGCTATTCAGCCAGAAGCGGAATCGGCAATCGATGAAATCGTAAATGAGGCCATCGTTGTAGAAGATTCTGGAACATCGGTTGAAATCAATATGGATGAAGTCAAACTTCCTCCTGCTATTAAAAAGCGTATTGAAGAAGAATTTGATTATGTATTGAAGCTACTTAACTTTGGTAATATGGGTCATGAAATCTTTCGTCGTTGGTATATCGACGGCAGACTATTCTATCATCTAACTATCGATGAAACGAACCCCACCCTAGGCATTCAAGAAATCAAGTATATTGATCCTCGCCGTATCCGTAAGATCCGTGAAATTCAAAAGATGCGTGATCCTAATACTGGTGTTGAGATTATCAGAAAGCAGATCGAATACTACCTTTACAACGAAAAGGGTCTTATCGGTGCAGGAACTAATCTAGGTTCTAAGATTGCTCCAGACTCTATCGTTAACATCAATTCAGGTATCATGGATCCAAAGCAGACCATGGTTCTATCATATCTTCATAAATCAATTAAGCCATTTAACAACCTACGCATGGTTGAGGACGCCACTGTTATCTATCGTCTAAGCCGTGCTCCCGAGCGTAGAGTGTTCTATATCGATGTTGGTAATATGCCAACAGTTAAAGCGGAACAGTATGTCCGTGATATCATGGTCAAGTATCGTAACAAGTTGGTTTACGATTCAAACACTGGTGAGATTAGAGACGACCGTAAGCATCTATCAATGCTTGAAGACTTCTGGTTACCACGCCGTGAAGGATCAAAAGGAACTGAAATTAGCACACTAGAAGGCGCTCGTAACCTTGGTGAGCTAGAAGATGTTAAGTATTTCCAGACCAAGCTATACAAGTCACTTGGTGTTCCCGTCTCTCGTCTAGAACAGAATAACGGATTCTCACTTGGTCGTACCACAGAAATCACAAGAGACGAACTAAAGTTTAATAAGTTCGTTACCCGTCTTCGTAACAAGTTTGCTTCATTGTTCGATGAAGTTCTCCGTGTGCAGCTAGTTCTTAAGAATGTTTGTACCGAAGAAGAATGGAACGAGTTTAAAGAAGATATTTGGTATGACTTCAAGAAAGACAATAACTTTGACGAACTTAAAGAGGCAGAGCTTATCAATGTTCGTCTCGATACACTAGTTAAGGTCGATCCTTTCGTCGGTAAGTATTATTCTATCATGTGGGTTCGTAAAAACATTCTTCAACAGACAGATGATGACATTGAAGAAATGAATGCCCAGATGGAGGAAGAAGGACAGGTTCAGGCGCAGATTGACCAGCAAAACGCCGAAGTGATGGCACAGCAACAGCAACAAGATATGCAAAATCAGATTGCTTTTGGTGCTCAACAGCAAATTGCTCAGGCACATGTTCAGAAAGAAGTGGACAAGATTGCTGGACCAGATCAGGAACCAGGTAAGGCAGAAACAGCAAGCCGTGATCATGAATCCAACATGATGGATAAGAAGATCAAACTTGCAACTATTCAGTCTAAGAAGGGTTCTACACCTCCTAAGAAAGAACCAGCTAAGAAGAAAAAGACTGTAGCAGAAGAAGCAAAAGATTTAGGACTGGTCTATGTTGGTAGTGGCAAGTATGCTGCACCTAATGGCACAGTAACACACCTCAACGAGAATGGCATTCTAGTGCCACATAAGGATTAATCATGTCTCTAAAAAGCACCGATGTAAGAACACTAGGCAACGAAGCGATTGCAAAGAAGTTTAAGATTTCTTTAGCAAGAGTTCGTGACCTTGTTAAGAAAGGTGCGAAGCATGAAAAAGAACATAATACTAATCAGAAAAAGGCAGAGCAAGTTGCTAGGGATCATATAGGTGAAAGACCTGATTACTATGCAATGCTTGATAAGGCCGATAAAGCAGATAAGAATAAACTTAAAGAAGAAATTGGTACAAGTGCTGTTAGAGGACTAGGATATGTCACTGGTGATCCCGGTGTAAATCCAGTAGAACGATACACCACTACAAACATGATGGCATATAATGATCAGAATGGAAACAACTTAAAGTATATCAAAAACAAACATTATAAATATCATAATGATAAGTTAGGTTTTAAAGCATTTGATCCAACTAAAATGGATGCAAATAAGAACTTTGGTAACATTGCAGAAGAAAAGCTGAATGAACTAGGCGAATACGATCATAATGGTGGAGTTAATGTTGTTGGCGATCTTACAGGTAACACCAGAAGGGTAGCAAAAGTGGAAGAGAAGAACGATCTTAAAGGTGCTTGCTGGAAAGGCTATACAGCCAAGGGACTAAAGAAAAAGGGTAACCGTATGGTACCTAATTGTGTTCCTACAGAGCAAGTCGAAGCCAGTGTTTCTCGTTATACAGAGAGAGCAACATACGAAGAAAATAAGTATCCCACTTCTACTGAACGAGGCATCTACCAAGAAGATTGGCAGTCAGTTAATCGCAAGGACAAGACAGACGGTCTATCGCAAAAGGCAGTTGATGCATATAAGAGAGAGAACCCAGGTTCTAAACTACAGACAGCAGTAACAGAAAAGAACCCTAAGGGCAAAAGAGCGTCCCGCCGTAAGTCATTCTGTTCACGCATGGGTGGAATGAAGAAGCGTCTAACATCTGCTAAGACTGCAAACGATCCCGATTCAAGAATTAATAAGGCACTACGCCGTTGGAATTGTGAAGAAAACTTCAACAAACCAGACACAAGATATGCACCAGGTGCTACAGGTACAACCAAAACAATCTACGAGGAAACTAAAATGAATAACAAAGAAATTATTCAAGAGGCATTTGACAATATCCTTGAGAATAACCTTGACGATATGAGAGAAAACTTCCAGGCTATTCTTCAAGAAAAGACTATCGAAAAGCTAGAAGAACGCAAGAAGGAAATTGCTTCTAACTATTTCGCACAGTAAGGAACAAAGATGAAAACTCTTAAACAGATTCGTGAAGAATATGATACCAAAGATCATAGTGTTTTAAATGAAGCATCTGGTAAGTCAAACCCTGTTAAAGCAGGATTTCCAAACATGCCTTCTATGCTATTGTTTAAGAGAGTGACATATAGAATTTATCCTAACAACCAGTTAGTTGCTCTTTACTATTCAAGAATGATCGACAAGTATCTCACTATTCCTTTCAGCAAGGAAGGCGTTCTACAAATGTCGGAAGCAATTGTTCATGATTCGGAAGAACAACTAAACGAACTTCTCGGTCCTGCACTAGCAGTTGGCGGTGAAATGATTGCTGGCGCTGCTGGTAGAGCTATTACAACAGGTGCAGCAAGGGCAGTCACAAGCGGAGCCGGTAGAGCATTAGTTCGTGGTGGAGCAGGAAGAGCAATCGAAAGAGCCGTAACTAAAGTTGGCGGTAAAAAAGGTCTTAGAGCTTATAGATCAATAAAGAAAAACATTACTGCTCCTTCTTCTGGCGATGATAGTCAATCATCATCTACACCAGCACCAATAAAGCAATCTAAAACGGGTGATGTTAGTTATGAAAAACCAAAAACTGGTAGTTCATGGACTTCTAGACAAAAGCAAATTCAAGAAAACAAAATTACAGACATTCGCAAGATGGTTAAAGAAGGTATTGATTCAAAAGATTTAAATATCAATGGAAGAACAATTACCCTAAATAACAGTATGGCTAAAAGAATACTTGAAGTTTATGACTCGGTCAATACTAGAAACAAAAAGATCGTAGAGAACATGTTGAACGAAGACCTTGAGTCCTTCAAGAAACTATTAAACTTTTCAATTAGGAATTAACAATGGCAAACATTCTATACAAACAAGTTTTGGTAGACACTAATAGAAGATCACTTGTCAAGTGGGTCGGTGTCTCTGACGGTACAGCAGAAGCAAATACTGTATTGCTTGATGTTGCATCATTAGCATTTTCAATGAATGCTAATAATCAGATTCTAGGAACTGGCACTGACAGAAAGTCACTTTATAGAACATCAATTAAGAGAATTTATGGACAAGGCGTTTTCAAAAATAAGGGACATATCTTTCTAAAGTGGCAGGGCACTAATGGAGAGAACATTCCTTTTGTTGCAGTCGGTGACGGAAGTTTTGACTATAACTTTGAAGTTGAAGGTATGTCTGCTGCCATTTCAATTGTCGATTCTGCTAATAGCACGGGTAATATCGTATTTTCTTCTGCTGGTAATACAAACGGCGATGCTCTAACTCTATTCATTGACCTCAAGAAAGATGGTCGTGATTATGATCAAGGACAGACCGCAGCACCAAGAGATTTCAACTACGGCGTAACAGGTAGAGGTCAGTAATATGAGCGAACTTCTCGACGCCATCCTCAATAAAAATCTAGTAGAAGCAAACGAATATTTCGAGGATCGTATCGATTCTATTCGTGAGCAGAAACTATTAGAAGTCAAAAGATCACTAAACTTAACCGAGCTAATGGGTTATCGTGGTTATGGCGCTAAGTCTGGTCCTCTTGTAGGCAAATCAGATGCAGAGAAGAAGGCTTATTGGAAGGCTAAGATTGCTCAGAGAAAAACTGAAAAAGAATATCAAGCTACCACAACACCAAAGGGATTTGGTAAAGGTGGAAAACTTTCTCCAGCAGATATTGAAGCCCGCAAGAAGGCTGGCTATAAAAGAGCAGCAGATGTTCTAGATAAAGAAAAGAAAAAGCCAGAAGCAAAGCATGGTCTAAGAGACGCATCGACCGAGAAAAGAAAAGAAAAAATGAAGCCTAAGGCCCCTAAGGCAGAGCCAGAAGCACCAGAAGTTAAACTAACTGGTGAACCTAAGTCTCTTGGTCGTCGCATTCATGATAAAGCTGGTGAGACATTAGGTAAGATGACAGGCGTTAAAGGTCGCCCAGTAACAGTTAAAGACTTTGCAAAGCATGTTGCTAGTGCCATCCAAGCTGGTAGAAGTTAAGGAATAAATAGATGAAACTCATTAGAGAAGAAATTCAAGATATTCAATATCTGGTAGAATCAGATGGTAAGGGTGGTAAGAACCATTATATCACCGGTATCTTCATGCAAGCAGAAAAGCAAAATCGTAACGGTCGTGTTTATCCTATGAGCGTTCTTTCAAAAGAAGCAGATCGTTACAATAGAGAATATGTTCAAAAGAACAGAGCATTTGGTGAACTAGGTCATCCTGAGAATCCTCAAATCAACCTAGATCGTGTGTCCCACATGATTACATCATTGAAACCTGACGGGACTAATTTTATTGGTAAAGCAAAAATTTTGGATACTCCTAACGGAAAAATTGTTAAGAGTTTATTAGATGGTGGTGCAAGTCTTGGTGTGTCAACAAGAGGCGTAGGGTCTCTTAGACCATATAATGGATACCAACAGGTACAAGACGACTATAAGTTAGCAACTGCGGCAGACGTTGTTGCTGATCCTAGCGCACAAGACGCATTCGTTCGAGGCATCATGGAAGGTAAGGAGTGGATTTTTGAAAATGGTAACTGGAAAGAACAAGATTACTATCGTGCAAAGAAACTCATTACTGAGGCATCAAAACACGATATTGAAGATGTCGCCTTGAAGATTTTCGAGAACTATATCTCAAAACTTTGAAAATACTAAATAACAATTAGGAATAAAAGGAGTATCATTCCAATGGCATCATTAACAGAAGCAGCAAAGGCTGTTCTAGAGGGAAAGACTCTAGGGGAAGGTTATGGTAGCAATCCTTATCCATCAGTGGGTAATGGTGGCGTATCGAATCCTGATCCTGTAGATCCTTCTACCGCTTCAACAGGCAATGCTAAGACACTACGCCCAGGTTCAAAGATGAAAGAAGATAAGAAGCGTTCACAGAACGGTGCTGGTTCTTCTGATAATGCTGATTTCGAAGGTCAGCAGCAGGATATTGGTGGACAGACACCAACTTCACTTCCATCAGGCAATCTAGGCGCTGCCGCTGCATCAGCAGTTGGTAAGGATTCTTCTCGTGCTGGTAAGGGTTCAGTTGCACCCGAGCCAACTAAGAAGCTATCAGAAGATGAAGTAAATGAAGGTGAAGTAGTTGAAGAAGAAAATGCTCCAACTCTAGCCGAGCGCATTAAGGCTCTTAAAGAAGCCCGTAAGCACGACAAAGAAGAAAAAGAAGACAAAGAAGAAAAAGAAGATGAAGATGAGAAGCACGAAGGTAAAGAAAAGTGCGATGAAGAACTAGAACTTTCAGAAGAACTAGAAGACTTTATTGCAGAAGCCATCGAAGCTGGTCTTGATGAAGAAGAAATTCTTGCTGCTATCGATGAGAACTTTGAGTTCGTCTCAGAGGAATCAGATGAGATTGCAGAATCACTAGAGACATACGAAGTTGATATGTCAGAGCATGTTGATGCCCTTCTAGAAGGTGAGAACCTTTCTGAGGAGTTCCATGCTAAGGCAACAACAATCTTCGAAGCAGCCGTTAAGGCAAAGCTAGAAGAGGAAGTAGCTCTACTAGAGCAGGCTTATGCCGAAACTCTAGAAGAAAGAGTTGCTGAAATCTACGAACAGCTATCAACCGACGTTGATGACTATCTAAACTATGTTGTTGAACAGTGGATTGAAGAAAATGAAGTTGCTGTTGAGTCCGCTCTCCGTAGCGAACTTACAGAAGATTTCATCAGTGGTCTTCGTGCCCTATTCGCTGAACACTATATCGACATTCCAGAGGATTCTGTACCTGTAGTTGAGGAACTATCAGCAACAGTTGAGGAACTAGAAGCCAAACTTAACGAAGAAATTGAGCGCAATGTTGCACTATCATCTGCACTTAACGAATCACGCAAGTATGAGCTAGTTTCTGCTGTTTGTGAAGGTCTAACATCAACTCAGGCAGAGAAGCTAAAGGGTCTTGCCGAGAACGTTACCTATACATCAGACGAAGAATTTATCGATAAGATTTCAACACTAAGGGAGAACTATTTCCCAACTGCTGTTAAGGCAGATGGCGTTCTAGACCTAGTTGAGTCAAGCGATCCATCAGTAATCAACGAGAGCAATCTTGAAGGTCCAATGGCTCGTTATGTTCAGGCCCTTGGCAGAACTCTCCCAAAGTAATTTAAACTAACTTTAGTTAACAGAAAGAAGGAAACTAAAATGTATTTAACAGAACAGCTAGAAAACAAGTGGTCCCCAGTTCTTGACCACGACGGCGCTGGTAAGATCAAGGATGCTTATCGTCGTGCCGTTACTGCCGTTATTCTTGAGAACCAGGAAAAGGCAATGGCTGAGGAAAGCCGCACACTAAACGAAGCCGCTCCAACTAACTCTGGTGGTGGTCTAGGTACCGGAACTAATGTCGCTTCATACGACCCAATTCTTATCTCCCTAGTTCGCCGTGCGCTTCCAAACCTAATCGCTTATGACGTTTGCGGCGTTCAGCCAATGACCGGTCCAACCGGCCTAATCTTCGCAATGCGTTCAAAGTATAAGTCAATGGGTGGCAGCGAGGCTCTATTCTATGAAGCCAATACTGCTTTCTCATCACAGAATGCAACCGGTAATACTTCTGCTCTTAACGGTTCACAGCCAGCCGGCAACAATAACCCATTCGCAGAAGGTGCTAACTGGACTGCTAACTCATTCCCAACTGGCGTTGGTATGACCACAGCACAGGCAGAAGCACTAGGCGATGCAGCTTCAAACGCATTCGCTGAAATGGCTTTCGCCATCGATAAGGTTACTGTTACTGCTCGCAGCCGTGCGCTAAAGGCAGAATACACCACCGAGCTTGCTCAGGATCTTAAGGCAATTCACGGCCTTGATGCTGAGACCGAGCTAGCCAACATTCTCTCAACAGAGATTCTTGCTGAAATCAATCGTGAGGTTATCCGCACAATTTATCGTTCAGCAACAGTTGGTGCTCAGTATGGTGTTACAACCGCTGGTACATTCGATCTTGACACAGACTCAAACGGCCGTTGGTCAGTTGAGAAGTTCAAGGGACTTATCTTCCACATTGAGCGTGAAGCTAATGCTATTGCTAAGGCTACCCGCCGTGGTAAGGGTAACGTTCTGATCGTTTCATCAGACGTTGCATCTGCTATGGCTATGGCTGGTGTTCTTTCTTACACCCCAGCCCTATCAGCCGACCTAACCGTTGACGATACTGGCAACACCTTCGTTGGTATGCTACACGGCCGTATTAAGGTTTATATCGATCCTTACTTCGGTGGTTCAGCAAACGGCGACGAGCTAGTAACCGTTGGTTATCGTGGTTCTTCACCATTCGACGCTGGTCTATTCTACTGCCCATACGTTCCACTACAGATGGTCCGTGCAATCGGTCAGGATACCTTCCAGCCAAAGATTGGCTTCAAGACTCGTTACGGCATGGTTGCTAACCCATTCGCAACCACCGCTGGTGACGGCGTTGTTGGTAGCCGTGATGTTTCCGGTCAGGCAAACATCTACTACCGTATCTTCCGTGTTCGCAATCTAACCTAAGTTAGATGCGTGGCGAAAGCCAAAACTTAAGAGCGGGGCCTTCGGGCTCCGCTTTTTTTATGACTAAATAACTGACGGAGGAATCTAATGACAACCAAATCAGTTCTGACAACTACACCAGAGAATACATCTATTCTTCAACCTACGAAGTTTACTTTCTTTATTCCTGATAAGCCATTTCTAAGATACTTTTGTCAGACAGTCACAATTCCTTCTGTGTCATTAACTCCTATTGCTGTTCCTACTCCTTTCGTTGATACATATAGACACGGCAGTAAAATGACATTTGAGCCATTAGTGATTACCGCATTGATGGACGAAGATTTGCGTGTATGGCATGAAACATACAAGTGGATGAATAGTCTAGGACAATCTTCTAATCTTGATAAGTATCCAAGAAGATCATTGAAAGATACTAATCCTCTTTACTTTGATGGATATCTAACAATCAATACAAACTCTAACAATCCTAATATTCGTATCAAATTCTTGAACTGTCACCCCACAGATGTTGGCGGTATCAACTTTGACACCAAGCAAGATGCTGATAACATTCCTACCGCAGACTTCACATTCCGTTACGATGTGTTTGAAATTGAACGCTTGACATAACCGTTTATTTCCACTATAATTGTTAGTATTTTTGTCACATGGAGGTATGCGGTGAATCTTAAACCACCAGTAGCTATTGAAGATTTGATGAAGGAATGGTCAGAGGATACTAAACTCGATTCTTCCGCTATTGATTTGGAACTCTTGAAGATTTCCAATCTACACGGTAAGTATCTTAACATTATGTCCTATCATCGTCATCTTGTCCGTAAGATAGATACGGACTTTAAAAACATGAAAGGCTTGCGTGAAGATTACTATGCTGGTCATCTTACACAGGAAGAATGTGATAAGCGTGGTTGGGAGTATATGCAGCATGTTCATTCTAACCCCAAGATTGCTAGACTACTCGAAACTGATCCCGAACTAAATAAACTGTTGCTTAAGAAAATAGCACACGAAGAAATTGTCTCCTATTGCGAGTTTGTTCTTAAATCTCTAAACAATCGCACATGGGACCTAAAGACATACACAGACTATAGAAAGCACTTTGACGGTAGATAATGGAACACTTGATCATTAGGAATTTGAATGAGTCTTATATTCATGTCACCTGTAGTGAAGGTGTAGCATGGGAACTCAGAGACGCATTCTCATTCCGTCCTCCCGGGTTTCAATTTGTCCCTTCTTACAAAATGAAACTCTGGGATGGATATCTTCGCCTCTTTGATGCCAATAAGCGTATCATTCTTCGTGGTCTTGCTCCTCAGGTAATGGAGTGGATACGCAAGAGAGGTTATACCTATGAGTATGAGGATGAACAGTATGGCACATCATTTTCAGTGGAAGAAGCAAATGAGTTTATTGAAAAACTCAACCCCAAGCATCCTCCTAGAGACTATCAGCTTAACTCTTTCGTTCACGCAATACGCTCTAAGCGTCGTCTTGTGCTGTCTCCTACTGGTTCAGGCAAGTCTTTGCTTCTTTACTTGGTCTCTATGTATTTGCTTACCAAAGGGAAGAGAGGTCTTATCATCGTTCCTAGGTCGGCGCTTGTAGAACAGTTATTCTCCGACTTTCAAGACTATTCTGTAAAGAATGGTAAGGATATGAATAAGTATTGTTGGAGAGTATATTCAGGTCGTGATAAAGAGGCAGAGCATCCTATCATCATATCTACCTGGCAGTCACTACAAAGATTACCTAAAGAATACTTTCAGAAGTTTGATTATGTAATCTGTGACGAAGTTCATCAAGCACAAGCAAAGGCACTATCTGATATCATTTCTAAGTGTACCAATGCTGCGTATCGTATCGGTGTTACTGGTACTCTATCTGGTGCTAAGACGCATGAATGGGTGCTTACCGGTTTGTTTGGTGAAATCTATAAAGCAACTACATCTAAAGAACTGATGGATAAGGAACAGCTTGCTAAACTAACCATCAAGTGCCTGTTGCTAAAATACTCTGACGAAGAATGTCAGTATATGAAGACTGCCGACTATCAGGCAGAGATTGACTATATTGTATCTAATAAGGAGCGAAACAAGTTCATTGTAAATCTTGCCCTCTCCTTAGAGGGCAATACTCTACTGCTATTTAACTATGTGGAGAAGCATGGAGCCGTTTTATACGACATGCTAAATAAGCGTGTAAAAGAAGGCAGAAAAGTATTTTATATACATGGAGGAACTGAGGTTGAAGACCGAGAAGAAATTCGAAGGATCGTCGAGAACGAGCGTAATGCTATTATTGTTGGGTCCGTTGGTGTTTTGTCTACTGGTACTAACATCGTGGCCTTGGATAACGTCATATTTGCATCTCCTTCCAAGTCCAAGATCCGTAACTTACAATCAATCGGTAGAGGGCTTCGGGTTAGTGACAAGAAAAAATCCGCCACTCTCTATGACATTGCCGATGACTTTAAGTGGAAAGCAAGAGAGAACTTTACCCTTAAGCATTTCTTTGAAAGACTCAAAGTCTATGGTGAAGAAGGGTTCGAGTTCAAAATCTACAAAATAAACATGAAGGATAGATGATGGATGATTACAGTGAATATCCTAGAGCAAAGTTTATTCGTCTCGATAATGGGGATGATTTAATAGCGGAAGTAGTAGAGGTTGGTGATGATGATAATCTAATGTATCATCTTTATCATCCTCTTAAAGTTGTTTATATACCTTCTGAGAAAACTGGCTTCTATAGTATTGCTTTTATGCCATGGGTCTTTCCTAGAATGGTTGAAACGCAAGAATTTACTTTACAATCCGAAAAAATTATGATAATAACAGATGTATCAGAAAAAACTAATGCGTCCTATTGGGAAAGTGTTAGTGAGTACCTAAAGTATAATGATCCTGCCAATGACGAACTAAGTCTTACAGAAGAACAGGAAGATAGTATAGCCGAGGCTCTTGAAGCATTCGCACAGAAAAGGATATATCACTAATGGCAACGACCACCACAAAAGAAACTAATCCATATCTCACATTTGACGATGCGGACCTAACCGATGATTTCGGCTTTTCTTTCGGTAACGAAGACGACATTATCGCAGACGCCATCGCACCGACACAAGACGAAGTGGCCGATCTTAAAAAGAGATTAGAAGCTATTAGGAAGATTTATATGCCTTTGCTACAGAACCTAGCAAAGAACTCCGATCAGCCTATCATCAAGTGGCCTAACAGAGGTCCTATCCTTGAGAAGCAGATAGCGAAACTTATTACACTTACCGAACCAGGGTTCAAGTAAGGTGAACTTGCTAACGCAAGTTTGTCTCGCTTCGCTCGACGGTTGCTCTTGGTTAAGGTTTAGGTGGTGGTTTCTTAAAGACCATTATACCCTAAGTTGAAAATGTTGTCAAGCCCAAAAATGAAAGAAAGTGAATAAAATGGCAAAAAAAGTTAAGCGTCATTATGTAGATAATAAGAAGTTTTTGGAAGAGATTGTAGAATACAAGAAACAGTGTGCCTATGCAGAACAGCATGGACTAACAAAGCCTGTTATCTCAAACTACATTGGTAAGTGTATTAAGGACATTGCGGAGCATCTTAGCACCAAGCCTTTGTTCATGAACTACTCATATCGTGATGAAATGATATCGGATGCAATTGAAAACTGTTTCATGTATTTCGATAACTTCAATCCCGAGAAGTCAGAGAACCCCTTTGCATACTTCACACAGATTAGTTACTACGCCTTTCAGAGAAGGAAGAACAAAGAAAAGAAGAACAAATATATAATGTATAAGAGGTTTCAAGAAAGTGTTCTGCATACTAATGATGCCTCACTTATGATTGATGCCGATGGAAATCACTTGATTTCTTCAAACATCTATGATAACATTAATGACTTCATACGAGATTTTGAGGAAAGAGAACTTCTAAAGAAACTCGAAAGAAAGAAGGCCAAGGAAGGCTTAGAAAAGTTTGTTGAAGGAGAGAATGATGACGGAAGAGAATCAGTATGATGTGCCCTTTCAGGTACAGACATTGATCACATCCCTTAAGAATAAAGGTGAGCGTGTTCATATTCGTAGTAACTATCGAATGAGACTAGAAGGTATTCGTAAAGCTATTGATAAGGCTTTACTAGAATATGATCAGGAAATGGTTCAGTCAACTCGATATAAGATGGGACCACGATAATGGACACGGATGATATTGTTAAAGAGATTGAGCAAAACTTAGAATGGTTTTGTGATAAGATCGTAGAACCTGTTCCGCTTAACCCTGAGGATAAGCAGAAGGTGTTTCGTAGAATGATCAATTTGGGATGGATAAGACAATCCGAGGTTGATATCTATAATGAAATTACCAAAGACGATTGACAATATCATCTTTATGATATATACTGTTTCTTTGAACTTAATACTAGACTTTAAGGATTGGGTATGGCAAAGATTGCGATGGTAACAGATACACATGCCGGGGTCAGAAATGACAACCCGGCATTTCAGTTGTATCAAAAGCAATGTTGGCAATGGTTTTTCAATCAGATTGATGAACATGGTATCAAGCATATCATTCATCTTGGTGATATCTATGATCGCCGTAAGTATATCAACTTTATGTCTGCCAAGCGCCTTCGTGAAGATTTCTTTGAACCTCTAGCAGAAAGAGGTATTGAAACGCATATCGTTGTTGGTAATCATGATATGTATTACAAAGATACTCACGAGGTCAATGCTCTAGACGAAGTTGTCCGTGGTAGATACTCTAATATTAACATCTATTCAGTTCCTGAAATCATCAACATTGATGGCTTAGACATTCAGCTAATGCCATGGATCACAGACTCCAATCGTGCAGAAGCACTAGAAGCAATCACCAAACCTAAAGCATCTATTCTCATGGGTCACCTTGAGTTGACAGGCTTTACAATGCATAGAGGACAGATATCAGACCATGGTATGGAACGCATCGCATTTGATAAATTTGATAAGGTATATTCAGGTCACTATCATCATCGTAGCACTATTGGTAATGTATCCTATATTGGCGCTTTTGGAGAATATACTTGGCATGATTATAATGATCCCCGAGGTTTTTCGTTATTTGATACGGGGTCCAGAGTTTTAGAGTTCGTCCAGAATCCATATAGAATGTTTAGGATTGCAAAGTATGATGATGTTGCTAATCCTGAAATCGTAGAGAAGATACAGAAAACAGACTTTTCTAGATATAAGAATACTTATGTTAAGCTTGTTGTTATCAATAAGTCTAACCCATATGCCTTCGATCTACTATTTGATTCTATCTATAAGGCAAGTCCTTTAGATATCACGGTCGTAGAAGATCCAACAGTTCTCTTAGAGAACGAAGAAGCAGACGAAGTAAATGAAGCGGAAGATACCCCTACGATCCTTCGTAAGTATATCGATACGCTAACATTACCATTAGATAGCGGTAAAATGAAACACTTTATGATGGACATATACAATGAGGCCTTACAGGTCGAGACTGTATAAATACTTCGATAAACTTAAGGAAGTTTGATATGATTAAAAAGAATTTACCATGGATTATACTTATTGGACTGACCATCGGTCTAGTTGCCTTTATGTTTGATAATCCTAAACAGAAAGCAATCAGTGAAATCGGCTACAGTGACTTTATTGCACAAGTCGATGCTGGAAGAGTTCATGATGTAACAATTATAGGAACCGAAGTTGTCGGACATTATATGGATAACCGACAGTTCACCACCACAGTCACCGGAGTTAGTAATCTACTCCCTCGCCTTGAACAGCACAAAGTAAATATCACAGTTAAAGAAGAACAAGGTAATTTTTGGTTTGGTCTATTGATCAATCTACTTCCTGTTTTCCTATTCTTCGCACTATGGATTTTTCTATCACGAGGTCGAGCCGGAGGTCCGGGCGGTGTTATGGGACTTGGTAAGTCTAAGGCCAAACTTCTTACTGAAAATCAGACTAAGGTAACATTCGATGATGTTGCTGGTGTTGATCATGCCAAAGAAGACTTGCAAGAGGTTGTAGAGTTTCTACAATCACCAGAAAAGTTTCATAGACTTGGTGGAAAGATTCCAAAGGGTGTTCTACTCGTCGGACCTCCAGGAACAGGTAAGACACTGTTAGCAAGAGCGGTTGCTGGTGAAGCAAATGTTCCTTTCTTCTCTATCTCTGGTTCCGACTTCGTTGAAATGTTCGTCGGCGTTGGTGCTAGTCGTGTTAGAGATATGTTTGAACAAGCAAAGAAGAATGCACCATGCATTATCTTCATTGACGAAATCGATGCTGTTGGTCGTTCAAGAGCAAACGGTATATCAGGTAATGATGAGCGTGATCAAACACTAAACGCTATGCTAGTTGAAATGGATGGCTTTGAAACTAATGAAGGCATTATCATTGTCGCTGCTACAAACCGTGCAGATGTTCTAGATAAGGCTCTATTGCGCCCTGGTCGTTTTGATCGTCAGATTCAAGTTCCTAACCCAGACTTTATTGGTCGTGAAAAGATCCTTAAGGTTCATACTCGCAAGGTTCCAATTGGTTCTGATGTTGATCTAAAGCGAGTTGCAAAGGGAACACCTGGCTTCTCTGGTGCTGACCTTGCTAATCTAGTCAATGAAGCGGCTTTGCTTGCTGCTAGAAGATCAAAGCGTATCGTTACTAGTATGGAGTTTGAAGATGCTCGTGATAAGATCCTTATGGGTCCTGAGCGTCGTTCACTAATGATGACTGACGAAGAAAAGAAGATGACTGCATATCACGAAGCTGGTCATGCTCTAGTCTCTCTTAACATGCCTGGTTCTGTTCCAATTCACAAAGCAACAATCATTCCTCGTGGTCGTGCTTTGGGTATGGTTCAGTCCCTACCAGAGCGAGATAAAATCTCCATGCACTATGATGAAATGATCGCCAATCTAGCAATGGCTATGGGTGGTCGTGTAGCAGAAGAAATGATCTTTGGTGATGACAAGGTATCTTCTGGTGCATCTGGTGACATTCAGATGGCAACTCAACTTGCTCGTTCTATGGTCACCGAGTATGGTTTCTCTCCTGTTCTAGGTCGTATGGCATACTCAACACCAGGTGCAGATATGTTCCATGCACCAAAGATTGCCGAAGAAACTCAGAAGGTAGTCGATATGGAAATCAAGCGGCTTGTTGAAGAAGGATATCTTACTGCTAAGAAAATCCTTACAGAGAAAAGAAAAGACCTTGACAAACTTGCTAATGGTCTGTTAGAATACGAAACTCTATCGGGTGAAGAAATCTCCGATCTACTAGAGGGTAAGATTCCAACAAGAGAGTTTTGATGATAACTTTTCATTATGTCAAGTGGAAGAATTTTCTGTCCGCAGGTAATGTATGGACAGAAATTGAACTAGATACGCACAAGAATACTCTAATCATGGGCCACAATGGGTCGGGGAAGTCAACCTTCCTCGACGCATTGACTTTTGTGCTATTCGGTAAGCCTTTTCGTAAGGTGAACAAGGGTAATGTTGTAAACTCTATCAACAATAAGAACTGTGAGGTTGAGATTGAGTTTTCCATAAACAACAAAAGATATAAAGTTGTTCGTGGTGCAAAACCAAATCTCTTTCAAATCTATTGTGATGGTGTCATGTTGAATCAAGATGCCGCTGCGAAGGATTATCAAGAATATCTTGAGAAGCATATCCTTAAGATGAACTTCAAGTCCTTTACACAGGTGGTCATCCTCGGCTCGGCATCGTTCGTTCCATTCATGCAGCTATCAGCTAATGATCGCCGTGCAGTTATTGAAGACCTTCTAGACATTCAAATCTTTACAGCCATGTCAACCGTGGTTAAGAATAGACTACAGGCTAATCGTGAAGGTTTGGAGAAGAACCGTGTCATTCTAACATCTAAGGATGAAAACAAGTCTTATATCGAAAAGACTCTCGCTTCACTCAAGGCCAACAGTGAAGAAAAGCTAAGAGAACTAGAAGCAAAGAAGCAGGGCCTAGAGGAACAGGTTGCTATTGAAAAGCAAGGTGTGGCTAATCGTCAAGTCTTGCTAGAGAAGGCTCTTGAAAAGGATCTTGATCTATCACCTTTTAAGTCTAAGCATTCTAAGCTACTATCTTTCAGAGCAAAGATGGAAGCTAATCGTGATAAGTATGTCAAAGACATTGACTTCTTTGCAGCTACAGGCACATGTCCGACTTGTCGTCAGGATATTGATCCTGAGTTTTCAAAAAAGATGATCGAAGATAATGATGTTAAGATCAATGAACTTTCCGACGGACTAAATAAAGTTGAAAAGCAGATTGACTCGGTTCTAACGGAAATCGATGAGATTGAAAAGATCCTTACTAACATCAACATCCTTAAGATGGACTTGGCATCTGCTAAGTCTTCCTATAACAATATTGCTAATAATCTGCGCCAAGTTGTTGAGCAGATTGAATCCTTCTCTGGGTCAGATAAAACCACCCAAGAGTCAGAACGACAACTTGAAACAGTGCAACATGATATTTCCACCCTCCAAAAGGAGAAGGAGACCCTTTTAGATGAGCGTCAATACATCGACCTCGCTACTACTCTACTCAAAGATGGTGGAATCAAAACTAAGATCATTAAGCAGTATCTACCCATCATTAACAAACACATCAACAAGTATCTTGCAAAACTTGGCTTCTTCGTCAACTTTAATATCAATGAGTCATTCGAAGAATCTATCAAGTCTAGATACCGAGACGAGTTCTCATACCACAATTTCTCAGAAGGAGAGAAGTTAAGAATTGACCTTGCTATTCTTCTAACATGGCGACAGATTGCCAAACTAAAGAATAGTGTCAATGTCAATATCCTTGTGTTCGATGAGATACTAGATCGTGCTATGGACTCTAGCGGTATTGATGAGTTTATCCGTATCATGTGGGATATCGGACATGAAGGAACTAATGTGTTTGTCATTTCCCATAAGGACACAATGATTGATAGATTTGAAAGAACTATCAAGTTTGAGAAGGTAAAGAACTTTAGCACCTTGACAAAAGAGGGTTGATCATCTATGATAGATCATCAATGAAAGGAATCGATATGATTACCATTGTTAATACTCCCTTTGGGTATTATACCTATAACATAGATAATCTGTGGACCGGACTCTCGCAAATGGGTGATGTAAATGTCTGTGCCGAAGCAAGTTGAGTTTGTATTTGAGTGGGCATCAACAGCAATTCTATTGTGTGGTGCCTATTTAACCTCTGTAAACATATACCCGCTTAATGTCTATCTATCAATGGCAGGTAATCTAGGATGGCTTGTTGTTGCTCTATCATGGCGTAAGTGGTCGTTAATCATAATCCAGTTGGTGATTACTTTAATCTATGTCTCTGGCCTAATCAAAACAGGAGCATTTCACTAATGGAAAAACCAGACCCGCACAAGACCCACCACTACTCGCATGAACAACTTGTTCTCTCTGCTTATACCCTAGAATTATATCATGTGAGAAACAATCCTAAGTATGACAATGTTCGTGAGATTCTAGAAACATTTATGAATGAGCGGGTGAAAGAGATTAAGGATCGCTGGAAGTGAAAGTTGACTTTAACACATTTAAGTCTGGTGATGTTGTAAGATTGAAGCCAGGCTTTCCTTATGTCAATCGTGAACTTCTAATAGATGAGATATACATAATAGACAAGATGATTGCCGACGCTGGTATTGTAACACTTATCGGTCAGCAACCAAATAAAACATTCCCTGAGGATGCTTTTGAACTAGTGAGCAAAGATGACGCTATACAATGAAACAGCAGAAGACTATCTAAGCCTAATCGGCAATTGGGTTGATCCCAATCCTGCACCAGTGATTGTAGAACACGAAGGTTATCATGTTGTTCGTGATGACCTTCTTTCTGTTGGTTCTAAGGCGAGAGCCGGTGACTATCTTATTGGTCATGCGACTGAATATGCAAACATAAAAGAGTGGGTGTATGGATCATCGCCTGCAACTGGCTATGCTCAAATCTCCCTCCCCTTCATTTGCAATCGTTATAACAAAAAAGCCGTAATCTTTATGGCAGAAAGATCGATGGATAAATTACATGAGTATCAAAAGCGTGGCATTGAACTTGGCGGTGAATATCATTGGGTCCCGAACGGTATGCTTCCGGTTACGCAAAAGAGGGCTAAAGACTATGTTGCAGAATTGCCTGACGAAAGAGCATTACTTCCAATTGGTGTTGAACACCCTACCTCGATTGCTTGTATTATTCGTGTTGCTCGTTCTATTGCGGTTTCTCCCAAAGAGGTCTGGTCCGTAGGATCATCTGGCACTCTAACGAGAGCATTGCAACTTGCATGGCCTGATGCAGAAGTTCATGTGGTATCTGTAGGACATACAATGGGCCCTAGAGAAATCGGGCGTGCCATACTGCACAAGTCGCCATACAAGTTTGACAAGCCAGTGAAGAAAGAACATACACCGCCTTATCCTTCTGCACCTACCTATGATGCAAAGGTATGGCATGTCATGAAAGAATATCACGAAGGACACTCCCGAAAAGAGCCTTGTCTGGTATGGAATGTAGCAGGATGAAGATTTGTATTTGTCGTCTCCGTTCTTCGGCTAACTATATCGTTCCGTTGGAACATATCATGGACTCATTCTTTGAGTTGCTAAAGTTGTATGTGCGCAATCATCCTGAGCATGAATGGTATTATTACAATTTCGGTTTCAACATGAAGCCTCGTCGTGAACCAGAAGCAATCAAAAATGCAGACATTATCATCATACCCAGTGAAGCAGAGTTCACTTATTGGATCCCTGGTGCTATTCACACATTAGATTTGAAACGATCTAATGAGCATCTTGAGACAATCAAACCATACTTTGAAGGCAAGAAGGTCATCATTCTACGGTCAGATCGCCGTGACGATGAAGAACTATACAGAACTAAAGTCTTCCCTAATATGAACATTACATATGAGACGATTGATGAATGTGACTTTGGTAATGTTCATGGTATGAAATATCGTTTCATCAAGAACCATAGTTTTCTTTTCCCTCATGATGAGAAGACGATTGACTTTGTATATTGGGGTTCGGACAAGCGCAAGACAATTGATGGTAAGCTATCAGGCGACCAGCGCCATACAATTCTAAAACAGATTCATAAGAGCGACCTTGATACATGGTTCATTGGTCGTTTTCATGGTTTCAAGAGAGACCAAAGATGGGGTAAGATGAAAGACATTCTTCCTACTCTATTGCTTTCACGGTCCACATTATGCTTTAACTGGATGGATCCTAAAGCAACAACCTCAAGATATGTTGAAGCCGTTGCATGTGGCATCTTTCCCTTTGTCTGGGATAACTATGACGAAGATAAAACCTTTGTCGCTACCGATTGGCAGAGGGTAAGATCATTCGATGAGTATCTTGACAAGTATCACAGTTTAGAGTATATTGATCACTTCGAAGAAATTGAGAACAAACTTTTTACCGTCCTCAAGACGCCTGACCAATATTATGCACAGTTTGAAGGAATGCTAAATGCAATGGTTTTATGAACGCAATGACCAGTTACTAAACTCTCCTGTCAATAAGACATTTGAAGAACTGCTATGGATGACCAATGATGAGTTTCGTCAGTGGGTCATTGATATGCGTAAAGAGGTTGTGCGCTTATGGGATGAAGAAGGCATTCCTCCTCGTGTGGGTTTTACCAAAGATGGTATAGTTGATAACTTTCAGAAGATGGTTTCATTTCCAGTTCATGAGTTTGAAACGCTCGACCTTCGCACAGGTGAGAAAGATGTTATTCGTAACACCTCTGTAGTAGGCAATGCTGTCAATCAATGGTTCCCTACCATGATGAAGACGGGCATTTCATATTCAACAAAAGGCAAGGCTAAGTCGATCTATGATTATTTTGCTGATGATGACTATCTGGACACCTTCGTTACTTATGCCTCTAGACACTTTAAGCGTGACTCTTTTTACCATTATTCCAATCCTATTAGCATTGGTGATACCGGACGCATAAACAACATTCCATATCATGTTGAGTCTGCTGACCAGTTTATTGAGTTTATGAAAGACAAAGAAGGTTGGGACTACTGGCTTTGCCCTATCAAAGAAGATAAGGTTTACACAGGCTATTCTGCTACTCTAGGCAAGAAACAGAATGTGATTGTGGACGCTGATTATGCTGATAAGGTACCAGAGCGTTGTCGCACCAATGTTGATCGTAACAAGACCAATGCATACACCATTCGTCTATTCAAACTAGGACAGAAGATATTCCCTCTAGGTCTTAAATCATTTAGAGTGTCTTTCTGTCAGTATGCGGTGAACTATCCACCACTCACCGCTCGTTATCTTTATGAGCGTTTCACTGATCATATCAAGGATCAAGATGTAATCAACATTTGGGATCCTTCTAGTGGTTGGGCAGGTCGTATCGTAGGAGCTATGTCTGTAGATGACAAGAGAACGATTCATTACATTGGTACTGATCCTAATACAGACCATAACACTACTCCTGGTCGCACTAAGTACCATGAAGTGGCAGATTTCTTCAATGAGAATGTAAGAGAGAATGGCAGTCTGTTCCCTAAGTCACACACATATGAGATTTTTCAGTGTGGGTCTGAGGTAGCACAGTTTCAGCCTGGCTTTCAAAAGTATAAGGGCAAGCTTGATATGGTGTTCACTTCACCACCTTATTTTGCAAAAGAGGTCTATTCGGATGATCCCGAACAATCTTGTCACAAGTTTTCGCAATATGAGGATTGGGTTGATGGTTTTCTACGACCTACTCTGGAGACTGCCGTTAGCTACCTACGACCGGATCGTTATCTTCTTTGGAACATTGCTGATGCTGCATTTGATGGGAAGCTATTGACATTAGAGGAAGATTCCTGTAATATATTAAAAGAGTTGGGAATGGAATATGTCGGAACTCTAAAGATGGCTCTTGCTCAAATGCCGGGCGGAAACAGAATGGTTGAGACTGGTGAAAAGGTAACAATCAACCCTATTACCGGCGAAGAAGAAACGGAAGTCATCCTTGAAGGCAAGATGAAAAACTTTTGTCAGATTGAAAACAATGGCAAAAAGATCATGCTGAAATATGAACCCGTTTTCGTTTTCAGAAAGGTTAAATGATGCATTATACCCCTAACTATTTCGATTTTGATAAGCTTAAGCATACCGGTGAGATTGCGGAAGTTTTCCTAATGGTCGCTGCCGTTTACATTCTGATCTATTCCGTTTCTTGGCTATATGTATATCTTCGTAAGTGATTGATTCCATTAGGACTTGACAAACCCGGCCTGATTTGCTATACTTATGAAAATCGTGAAAGGAACACATATGTCGGATAAGTCGCTTCTTGCTAAACTCCTCGCTACGGAAAACATCACCGTCCAGCGCAACCCGGCGCTTAAGACGGCTATGTTTGACCTTAAGAACCGTGTCCTTATGCTGCCCATCTGGCAGGGTATCTCTAATGACCTTGAGGACCTTTTGCTGGTTCATGAAACTGGTCATGCTCTTGATACTCCGTCTGCCGATGTTTATAAGCAGACTGCCGATGATCTTGCTGCTAAGATTTTTCCTGGTGAGAAAGTCTCCGAGGCTCTCCGTCGTACCGTTCAAGGCTTCTTGAATGTTATCGAGGATGCTCGTATTGATAAGCGTCAAAAGCGCCGTTATCCTGGCTGCCGTCGCAACTATCTTGCTGGCTACAAAGAACTGGTTGAGCGTGACTTTTTCGGTACCGCTAACCGTGATATCAATTCAATGAACTTTATCGACCGCTTGAATATCTATTTCAAGGGTGGTAATGTGCATATGAATATTACCTTCTCTTCCGAAGAAAAGGTTCTTCTCAAGAAAGTTGAAAACGCTGAAACTTGGGATGATGTTGTTTCTCTTACTGAGGAAATTTACGCCTATTGTAAGAAGAAACTCGAAGAACAAAATGAAATGGAAATCGACCTAATTGCAGGAGAAGGTGATGATGATGTTGATCTTGACGACCTTGATTATGAGGAAATTGATGGTGATGAAGGTGATGGAGATGAAAACGGCAAAAGCCAGGGTGTAAGAAGCGAAGGCGAGTCTTCGGGTGCTGGTGGCTTCGGTAAGGGCGCTGGTCAGTCAGAGGCTCCTTCTAATGCTCCTCGCTCCGAGACTGATGAAACTTGGCAGCGTAAGTCTGAGGAAATTGTTAAGAACGAAAACTCCACTTTCGTTTATCTGACAATGCCTAATGTCAATTGGGATAAGGCTGTTAATGACTATAAGGTCGTTATCAAAGATTGGCGTGATGAACTTTCTGGCAATAAAAAGTCGCCTTATGCTACGCCTCTTAGCAATGCGGCATTTGATGATTGCCGTCGTCTTATGACCCAGTGGAAAATGAAAGAGAAAGAAACAATCTCTTTCATGGTCAAGGAGTTTGAACAGCGTAAGGCTGCCGAACTTTATGCTCGTATCAATGTGGCTAAGACTGGTGTTATCGACACCAACAAGCTTCATTCTTACAAGTATAACGACGATATCTTCCGTCGTCTTGCTACTACGCCTAAGGGTAAGAACCATGGCTTTGTTATGTTCATTGACTGGTCCGGTTCTATGCATTACAACCTTCAAGAGACTTTGAAGCAGTTGTTTTCGCTTACCCTGTTCTGTAAGCAGATTGGTGTGCCTTTCGAGGTCTATGGCTTCAAGGATTCTGGTGCTGATAATCCGTTCTCTTACATCGGTAAGCAGAATGTGATTAAAGGCTCCCGCTTGGTATTGCGCAACTTCCTCTCTTCCCGAATGAACATTCAGGAAATGAATTTCGCAATGTCGTTCCTTTGGGCTGCTGGTATGGGTCATTATCTTGCGAGTGACACAATGGGCGGTACCCCGCTTAATGATGCAATCATGATTGCACCCAAGGTCATCCGTGAGTTTACGACTCGTAACAAGCTGGAAATCACGAATGTTGTTTGGCTCACCGATGGCGAGTCGAATGGTTCTGCTGGTATTGAAAACTCCAACGAACCTCGCAACTTTACAAAGGGGCATAACACTCGTTATTTCTATGTCGATCCGATCACCAATAAGACTTACGATTGGTATCCTCATCATTGGAGTGCCACTCGTGAAAACACCAATACGCTGCTGCGTATTCTAAAAGATAGCACCGGCTGCAATCTCGTCGGCTTCTTTCTTTACGACTACAATAACTTCAAGCGTATTGATAACGAGTATGGTATCTCTAATGGCAATCCCGATGCCTTTACGAAGGCTCGTAAATACTGGAGTGACAACAAATACTATCCTGTCAAGAGTGCGGGCTATGATGAGTATTATATCATCAACACCTCTGCCATGAAAGACACGGAGAACAATCTGGAAATCGATAACTCCGGTGATAAGAAAATGACCGTCAAAAAGATGGCTTCCGCTTTCTCCAAGTTTGCCCAGAAAAAGACGGTAAACCGTGTTCTTTTGCGCCAGTTTGTGGAACGGATTGCTGGTCATTCCAAGAAAGTAGCGTAAAATCAAACACTTAGGAGGGGCTTGACAAAAGCCCTTCCTTCCGCTATAATATATGCATAATGAGAATTGTGAAAGGAACTCATATGACTAAGGTTGCTGCTGCTCGTACCGAGTTTTTCGACAAGGTGCGTTTTGAGTTTGGTGCTATCCGTGAAATCACTCGTGCCCAGGTTAAAGAGGTTACTGAAAAGTATAATCTCGCTTGGCCTCATTGGTTCTTGAATGATGCTGACCGCCGTCTCGGTCGTGGTCTTTATGCAATCACCGAGCATGGTTCTGAAACTGCCGCTAAGGTTGTTTCTAAGCCTGCTAAGGTTGTGGCTCCCGTTGAGCCGACTGTAGCAGTTGCTATGGTTGCTCCGTCTGTTCTTTCGCATAATGCTGAAATGTCGCTTGTGCCTGAAAAGGCAACTGGCTATGTCCCGTTTGGCAACTTCCCTGATGTTCGTGCTATTATCAAGTCTCGTAAGTTTTATCCCGCTTACATTACTGGTCTTTCTGGCAACGGCAAGACTATGATGGTCGAACAGGTTTGCGCTAATGAAAAGCGTGAATGTGTCCGTGTCAATATTACTATTGAAACCGACGAAGATGATTTGATCGGTGGCTTCCGCCTTGTTAACGGTGAAACTGTCTGGCAGGACGGACCTGTTGTTACTGCCATGACTCGTGGTGCCGTTCTCCTTCTTGACGAAGTGGATCTTGGTTCTAATAAGATGATGTGCCTTCAGCCTGTCCTTGAAGGCAAGGCTGTTTATCTTAAAAAGACCAATCGTGTTGTTCATCCTGCTCCTGGCTTCAATGTGATTGCAACTGCAAACACTAAGGGTAAGGGTTCTGATGACGGCCGTTTCATCGGCACCAATGTTATGAACGAAGCGTTCCTTGAGCGTTTCAGCATTACAATGGAACAAGAATATCCGTCTGCTAAAGTTGAGGCTAAAATCCTCAACAATGTCCTCAATGCTTCTGGTGTTTCTAACACCGACTTTGTTGATAAGATGGTCACTTGGGCAGATGTTATTCGCAAGTCCTTCTATGAAGGTGCTTTGTCCGAGATTATCTCTACCCGTCGTCTCGTTCATATCTGCGAGGCTTATGCAATCTTTGGTCAGAACAAAGTGAAAGCAATTGAACTTTGTCTGAACCGTTTCGATGTGGATACTAAGAATGCCTTCATGGAACTGTATAAGAAAGTCGATGAGACGATTGACCCGGCTCCTGTGGCTGAACAGGCGACTCCCGATGTTACTGCGGAAGTTGCTTTCTAAGTAATATAAGAATACCCGTGTATAATAAAATGGTGTTGGTGGTTATACACGGGTCCTTTCCTTTCACGACCACCAACACCAAAACTTTGAATGGAGAATTATATAATGGCTACACCCCGTAAGACTCAGATTGAGAAGATTGAAACCGCCCTGCTAAACCATAACACTGGTCCAGGCATTACTGCCGCTTCTATTGCCCGCATGGCTCGTGTGCCATATGAGGCAGTTGCCAAGCGAGTTTACGATCTTCGTGAGCATTACACCATCTATACCAATTGGCGTAAGGTCAATGGCAAGCGCACCGCTTTCTATCGCCTTGCTAACTAATTCTTAAAAAGAATACTATATATAAGCGTGGTGCCTTTTTGGGCTCCACGCTTTTCGTGTATGGAGAACATTATGGAAATTAAAATTACAACAGATGAATTGAGAAAGAGAAAGTTGTTTATCGCCACCCCCTGCTACGGTGGTGTTTGCACAGGACTTTATGCCAAAGCATGTTTAGACCTTCAAGGGCTGTGCATTCAGTATGGCGTGGAGTGTCGCTTCTCATTCATCTTCAATGAATCTCTAATCACCCGTGCCAGAAACTATCTCGTTGATGAATTTCTTCGTTCTGGTTGCACTCATATGTTGTTTATCGACGCCGACATTCAGTTCAATCCACAAGATGTTATCGCCCTTCTAGCAATGGATCGTGATATCATTGGTGGTCCATATCCTAAGAAGACAATCAATTGGGCTAACATTGTCAATGCAGTTAAGAACCATGCTGACAAGGAAGGCTTCAATCCTAATGAGCTAGATCAGGTCACCGGTGACTTCGTTTTCAATCCAGTTCCTGGTACTAAGTCATTCAGAGTTACCGAGCCAGTTGAAGTTATGGAGATTGGTACCGGCTTCATGATGGTAAAGCGTGAAGTGTTTGATACTTATGCTGAAAAGTATCCAGAGTTGAACTATAAGCCAGATCATATCGGTCAGGCCAACTTTGATGGTACTCGCTACATTCACGCCTACTTTGATACAGTCATCGACCCACAATCACACCGCTATCTATCGGAGGACTATATGTTCTGTCAGAATGCTCGTGCTATTGGCATCAAGGTTTGGCTATGCCCATGGATGAAGACTACACATGTTGGAACATATGCGTTCCAGGGTGATCTACCAGCCGTCGCCGCTCTTACAGGTGCTTTGCGATGATTATCGGCCTTGTCGGGTTTATCGGATCCGGCAAGGGCACCGTAGCCGATCTTCTCGTTAAAGATCACGGCTATAGAAAGTTTGCCTTTGCTGATGCTCTAAAGGATGCCGTTGCCACAATCTTTATGTGGCCACGGGGCCTTCTAGAAGGTGATAGTAATGCCTCACGGACCTTTCGTGAGACTGTTGATCCATGGTGGTCACATAAGCTAGGATACGAGGTAACTCCTCGTCTCATTCTACAAAAGTTTGGTACCGAAGCTTGTCGCCATGGCATTGCTGATAACATATGGATTGCTGCCTTAGAGAAGCGTATCCATGGTTATGAAGATGTTGTTATCTCCGATTGCCGCTTCCCGAATGAAATCGATTTTATCCGGAGTGTCGGCGGCAAGATAATTCATGTTTCTAGAGGTAAATATCCTAGCACCGAAGAACTTGCAAAGATGCACATATCGGAGACCGCATGGACTGATATCTTTCCTGATTATACCGTCTTCAACAACGGCACTCTGGCTGAACTGAATAAGGAAGTCAGTTTGCTCTTGACAGGAATCGAAAAACCTCGTACCATATTTCATCATCCCGTATAAAGGAGTTTATAATGAAGCTAAGTGAAAATACCTTGAATGTTCTAAAGAACTTTGCCTCTATCAATAGCGGCGTTGTTCTAAATGAAGGCAAGGTTCAGAAAACTATCTCCCCCGAAAAGTCTATTCTTGTAGAGGCTACTCTTGAGGATGAAATCCCAAATCAGTTTGGCATCTATGATCTTAATCAGTTCCTTGCCAATCTAACTCTTATCAAGAATACCGAGATTACATTCGACAAGGATTCTGTTACGATCTTTGATGGTGAAATGTCGTTTAACTATCTCGGTTGTTCTACAAACCTAATCATCACCCCACCAGATAAGGAACTTGCTTTAAAGTCGGTTGATGTTAAGTTCACCCTACTCAATTCATCTTTTCAGAATTGGATCAAGAGAGCAGTTCTTAACTCTATTCCTAATCTATCTGTCATTGGTAAGAACGGTGAACTTCTTATCAAGATTCATGAAAAGGCAAACGATACTTCCAATCAGGGTTCAGTCAAGATTGGTGACTATGCTGGCAAGGACTTCGTTGCAACCTTCAAGATCGACAATCTAAAGTTGCTTCCTGATGATTACACCGTTGAGGTTCAGGCTGGTGCGTTTGCTAAGTTTACGAATGCCAACAATACTCTTACATACTTCATTGCTCTGGAGACAAAGTAATGATGGGTGATCGTCAGTTTGCAAGTCGAGCCGTTTCTGAATGGCTTGATCCACTTGGTGTAATTATTCTCGGCACAGTCGGTATTTCTGTGCTTACTGTCATTGCAATGTTATATGTTGCTCACCAGAACGATCTGGAGCGCAATGCATTTCAAAAAGTTTGTGTAGATTCTGGTGGATATCCGGTTGTTACCTATTCATACATCAAAGGTAGTAAAGATGGCCGCCTTTGTATCAATCCATCCGCAATTATTGAGGTAAACTAATGTTTGATGATCGTTATATGGTAAGCCTTCTATTGAAGGTTATTGAACTACTCGAAACGAAACAGACCGCAAAGCAGAAGCATTGTGGTATTGGATACGGAGGCCTCTAATGAGTATGATTGGTCATAACCAGCAGCAACGCTCGGTTCAGGGTCTTACCGATGAAGATCGTAAGACACTTAAAAAGGCTGTTATTGAAATGAATGACTCAATGACTCGTGTGGGGGCGGAGCGTGAGTTGCAGAAAGAAACCGTTAATGAAGTCTGCGACAAGCTAGGCATCGATAAGAAGCTATTTCGCCGTATGTCTCGTGCATACTTTAAGGCAAACTTCAAGGATGAGGTTCAGGAGAACACCGACTTTGAGGAGTTCTATACCGCAGTTATTGAGAAGACTGCACCATGATTGAACTGGCATTTGAACTTGTGGGGGCGGCCAATCTTGTGGCTGCCCTTATCTACTTTGCTATCGATGAGAATGATATCATGCACTGGTTGTTTTATCTTCTCGTTTCTGCTATAATGTATATCAATGCAATCCGCTATGATAAGGGGAATGAATGAGTGAATATCTATATGTTGAGAAGTATCGTCCTCACAAGATTGAGGACTGTATTCTTCCTGATCGCCTAAAGAAGGTCTTTCAGGAGTATGTGACAAAGGGAGAAATCCCAAATCTAATGCTCACTGGGTCTGCCGGTTGCGGTAAGACTACAGTGGCAAAGGCGATGTGTGAGGAGATTGGCCTTAATCATCTTTTCATTAACTCGTCCGATGAAAGAGGTATTGACACCCTTAGAACAAAGATCAAGGGTTATGCCTCTACTGTATCTCTTACAGGTGGTCGTAAGGTTATCATCCTTGACGAAGCAGACTATCTAACTCCAGAGGCGCAGGCAGGCCTGCGTGGTGCCATCGAGGAGTTTAGTGAAAACTGTTCGTTTATCTTCACCTGTAACTTTAAGGCTCGTCTGATTGATGCCCTTCATTCTCGCTGTTCTGTCATTGACTTCTCCCTTAAGGGTGATGAAAAGTCAAAGATGGCAATGCAGATGTTTAAGCGACTAACAAACATTCTTTCGCAAGAGGGTATTGAATATGACAAGCAAGTATTGGCAAAGATTGTTGAGCGATATTTTCCAGACTATCGTAGGACTCTTAACGAACTCCAGAGGTATTCTACTTCTGGAAACATTGATGCTGGTGTTCTTAGTCAGGTTAATGATGTTCGCAAACTAGACGAACTTATCAAGACACTAAAGAGTAAAGACTTTGGTGCTATGCGTAAGTGGGTCGTTCTCAATTCAGATGTTGATCCAGCCCGTGTGTTTCGTAACATCTATGACGGTTTGTCAGAATATCTAAAGCCCGAGAGTGTACCAGCGGCTGTTATTACACTTGCTAAGTATCAGTATCAGGCAGCGTTCGTTGCCGATCAAGAAATCAATCTAGTTGCATGTCTAACAGAACTGATGGTTGAGTGTGAGGTAAAGTAATGTATGCTAGAGCATCAAGGTTTCAAACAGGACAATTCAAGGCAACTCAAAGAACAGTAATTGAACATGGATTCGTCCAGAGTTTCGTTGAGGAAACGTTCAACGAAAAATTGAAAGGTGAGATAACTCGGGAAGAGTATGCTTCTATCATAGACAAACGATTTGATGAAATCATAAAGGAGTATCCATATAACGAGTCAACAGACGTTATGCCATTTGGTATGTATAAAGGTGATCGTATTATAGATATCTTCAATGAAAATCCTGAGTATCTATTATACATTCTTTGGGTTAAAAAAACTGATAAGAATTTTATCAGACTCATATCCGAGAATTGTAATTTACCTTATCTTGTTAGAAAGTTGGTTGCTATACAATGACAGACCTATTCAGAGATATCATTCCAAGCATCCTTCAAACTAAGAAGGATGTCTTGGAAACCGAAAAAGATTATAATGCTTTCGTAGTGAACCGGGCCCTCTCGTTTCACTATGATTGCGTTTTGCAAGCAAATGAAATGAACCGTTATCCCTCGTTGCCAGGATCCCTGCAATATCAGTATTTACTAAATACCATCCGTGGATACAAACGTCCATTTAGACCATGGCAGAAGCGTGAGACCATTGAGAATCTGGAAGCTGTGAAAGAGTATTACAACTACTCTTACGAAAAGGCGAAAGAAGTGATGGTTTTACTAAATGCCAACCAGATAGAAGAAATAAAAAAACAGATTCATAAGGGTGGCACAGATGACAGTAAACCTAGACGAGTTCGTGGAAGTTAAACTTCCCGACCCTCAAGCCTTTTTAAAGGTAAAGGAGACGCTGACCCGCATTGGTGTGGCGTCTAAGAAAGATAAGACTCTTTATCAGTCTTGTCATATTCTACATAAGCAAGGGCATTACTACCTTGTTCATTTCAAAGAAATGTTTATTCTAGATAACAAGCCAACAGACTTCTCTGAGGAAGATAGAGGTCGTCGTAACACGATTGCCAATCTTCTAGCAGAATGGGGATTGGTTTCATTAGTCGATCCTAAGAAGTCACAAGAGCCTTTGACTCCTATTAACCGTATCAAGATCATATCATACGGCGAGAAGTCAGAATGGAATCTAGTTGCTAAGTATTCTCTAGGCAAGAAGAAATACACCGAAGAATAAGAAAGTGAGTATATTATGGAAACATTGAAAGTTTGGAAAACACATCCTTCAGTTAGACTCCCAGTTCATCAGACCGAACAGTCTGCTTGTTTTGACCTGGCATTCCAGCCGGCTGGCAAATCTGTTTGTCAGGGTTACACACAATTCAATAAGCCAATCAATCGTGAAATGAGAGAATCGATTACCATTAGTCCTGGTGACAGGGTGATGGTACCTACTGGTCTTGTATTCGACATTCCAGAGGGTTATTCGGTTCGTGTTCATGCTCGTTCTGGTTTATCACTTAAGCAGGGTCTAGCACTTGTCAATGCCGAGGGTGTTATAGATGCTGACTATGTTCAAGAGGTGTATGTCCTCATTCATAATGTGTCTGGTAACCCTGTAACGATCAATAACGGTGATCGTGTTGCACAGGCCGAACTAGTCAAGAATGTAGAATATAAGATTGAAGAAATCAATTTCATGCCTCTTGTTAAGACAAGTCGCACAGGTGGCTTTGGTTCTACCGGAGTGTCCGCCGAGATTAAAGTTATCAATATAAATACAGAAGAAGCAAAAGTTGAGCCTGTTCCTGTTAAACGGGGCAGAGGAAGACCTAGGAAGGATTCATGAGCGGATTTCCAGTTCATTTCATCGGTGCATTAAGAATGTGTGGTGCTTTAACCACACCAGGTCCTGGCAACCCAATGAATGTGTTTGTTGAGGGTAAGCCTGTTGCGGTAGCTGGTGATTTAAATACACACAATAATCTAGGTGCTTTGCTATCTCTATCACCGGGTAATGTCTTGGTCGGAGGTGTCCCTCTTGTCGTTTCTTTGTTAGATCAAGGATCACCAGATGTTCAAGGCATTATACCTCATGTAACTGGTCTGCCAACACCTGCCGAAGGTTCGGGTGTTGTAAAGGCGTATGGGATGCTTAGTAGCACCCTTGGCATGATGGGTGGTGGTAAAGGTAACAAAAATGGCAGAATGGATACAGGAGAAAATGTATTAGCTGGAGGCCAGAAGGTAGGTGATATCTACCGTGTAGTTGATGGTGGTGGTGCTGGTTTCGATGTTCTAGTTTTGGCTAATGTATCGAATACCGTTGTTAATGGTTCCTCAGTCACCGGTGAAACATCAGGTAACACTTTTACATTTTCCACCTACTATTCCACTTGACAATCACCCGATGTTTACTATATAATGTATGATGATAGCCGAAAGGTATCGTCTTTTATAATCTCGCTGAAAAGGAGAAACACATGGAAACTTTCAAGAAATTCAATACCGATAACTTTGGTATTCCTGATTCGCTATCCCGTCAATTTATCGGCTTTGATGCCATTCTAGATACTTTGCGCCGTTCTAATGAACAATTGGCAAAGGCATCTAATTACCCTCCATACAATATCAAAAAGATTGATGATGAACATTTTGTGATCGAAATGGCTGTTGCTGGTTTCGGCAAGCAGAACCTTGATATTGAATTGAAGGAAGGTGAACTAACTATTACTGGTTCACATGAAGCCGAGGAAAACGATTACATCTATCAAGGCATTGCAAATCGTGCCTTTACTCGCAAGTTCACTCTTGCTGACACTGTTGTTGTAAAAAATGCGGAGTTGGTCAATGGTCTACTTAAAATCGCTCTTGAACGCTATATTCCCGAGGAGAAGAAGGCTAAGAAAATCGATATCTTGGATCCGTTCGGCGTCGGGGAGACGACGAGGCAGCTTCTCAACGAGGGTACGAAAGCGTGGGCGGATGGCGTCCAGAAGATTGCGGACTCGCTAACACCTAAGTGATATAAATAAAAATAACACGGTCGGGACCTCTGTTCATACAAGTCCCGGCCTTCTTTTATATGAGGTAGATTATGCAGCTTACAATTATTGATACAGAATATGTTCGTCCCGACATTCACATTTCTAAAGAAAATCTAGAGAAGTATAAGAACGGCGATACATTCATTGAAACAGGAACCTATCATGGTGATACAGTTTCAATGGTCCTCAAAACTAATCTATTCAAAACAATCCATACAATCGAACTAGACAAGCAACTGTATGACAATGCCGTTGAAAACTTTAGTAAGAATACAGAGGTAGTTTGTCATCAGGGTGACTCTATTGATTGTCTCAAGGAAATCGTTTCAAAGTTAGAAGGACCTGCTACATTCTGGCTAGATGCACATGCTTCGGGACCGCTTCCTGGTGGTAAGTCTGGTGGTTCTCCTGTATTGGATGAACTAGATATCATTGCAGCAACCGGTCGTAACGATCATACCATTATCATTGATGACTGTCGTTTGTTCGGTTCAGCAGAATGGTCTTTCGTTACTAAAGAAGATGCTGTAGAACGGATTAAGAAGATCAATCCAAACTACAATATTCACTACCTTGATGGTCATGAAAGAAACGATGTTCTTTGGGCAACAGTGAAATGAAACTTGTAATCGAAAAGCCTGTAGCGGTTATCACACCTACAATCGGTTCTCCTAAACTAGTTGATGCTATGAAGTCTGTAGCAAATCAGACTTACAAGTGTAAGCATTATATCGTTATTGATGGACCTCAATACAGTGATAATGTTGCAGACACGGAAGCATTCTCTGGCATTGATCGTGATAGATATGAAATCACCATTCTTCCAGAGAACACAGGTAAGACTGGCGGTGACTTCTACGGGCATCGTATCTATGCTGCAATGCCGCATCTTCTCAACTCAGAATATGTTCTCTTTCTAGATGAAGATAACTGGTATGAACCAGATCATGTCGCCACTCTTATTGAGACAATCGAAACTAAGCAATTAGACTTTGCATATTCACTTCGTAAGATTTTCTCTCCTACAAGAGATTATCTTTGTGACGATAACTGTGAGAGTCTAGGCAAGTGGGAAATCTTTCTGTCTCGTGGTTCTCCTCATGGTAAGCACTATCTAATCGATACATCTTCTTTCTGTTTCCGCAGAGAGTTTATCCAGAAGACATGTCATCTATGGCATGCCGGTTGGGGTGGTGATCGTATCTATTACTATGGTGTAAAAGATCATTGTCGATATGATACAAACGGCAAGCATACACTTTGCTATCGTCTAGATGGCAATCCTAATTCAGTTACCAAAGAATTTTTCGATGAAGGTAACAAGACACAAGAAGCATATTATGGGGGCAAATTTCCATGGAAAAAGACCTGATCATCGGCGGGGCATCAAACTACGATTACGAAAAGCTACAATACTGGGTTAACTCAATCAAGCAAACCGAGTTCTCAGGTGATATCGTTATCTGTGCTACCAACATTACAAAAGAAACAATCGATAAGCTATCTAAGAAGAATGTTACCGTGTATGCTTATGGTGTACCAGATGGTAATGGTGGATTTAAGAGTGAGACACGCCTAGCGCCACATGTTGAAAGATTTTTCTATCTATGGGGTTTTCTAAACGAGCATCGTGAAAACTATAGATATGTTGTGGTAACTGATACAAGGGATGTTATCTTTCAGACAAACCCTTCTGACTTTCTCCTTGAGAATCTAAAGGTAACAAACTCTCTAATCTGTTCATCCGAAGGCCTTCTATATAAAGATGAGCCATGGGGTGATAAGAACCTGCTTGACACCTTCGGGCCTTTCTTTCATAATATCTATCGTGAAGAAATGATTTACAATGTAGGAACGATTGCAGGTATGTCAGAAGATGTTGCCGCTCTATTGCTCATGATCTTCCAGCTATCTATCAACCGTCATACACCGATTGTCGATCAGGCAGTGTTTAACTTCATTGTTAATCAGTTACCTTACAGTGCAGAGATTCAGAAATCGACAAACGAAGATGGTTGGGCTATTCAGTTAGGTACAATTCGCAAGGCTGTTGAGGCAGGCTTTGGTGAAATTGGACAGAGAGCAAAGACTGATCCTAAGCAGCTAGAGCAGTATGATAAGAACTACCGTGATGTTCAGCCTGTGATCAATGATCATATTGTCGCCACACCAAAGGGTGATAAGTATTGTATTGTTCACCAGTGGGATCGAGTTCCTGAACTGAAAGAAAAAGTTTTAAAGTTTTATGGTGATGAAGCTGGTGAAGGAGTCATATCATTTCAGACAAGCAACTAAAACTAGGATTTGCTGACACCATCGATGGAGTAAAAAACTACTTCACCGATGTTTTGTCAAAACGATACAATGTAGTCCGGGACGATGAGCGCCCGGACTATCTCATATTTGGTGATAGAAACTTTGGTGACACTAATGGAAGATTTAAGAACTGTGTTCGTATCTTCTACACAGGTGAGAACCAGCGTCCTCACGATTATGATTGCCACTTTGCTATGTCTTTCGATCATCCTGTTTCAAACAAGATGTATCGACTACCTCTCTATTTGATTTATGAGTATGATCATCATATACTAAGAGATAGAGAGACAAGGACTGTTGACGATTATGACAACAGTGAATTTTGTTCGTTTGTTGTTAGAAATCCTGGATGCGAATATCGTAACGCCTACTTTCATACAGTGTCACGATATAAGCGTATCGATGCTGGTGGTCCTCTATTCAATAACATGAATGGATGGACGCCTGCCGATGTGGTAGAGAAGGTTAAGTTTATGAGCAATTATAGATTCAATCTTTGCTTTGAGAATAGTTCGTATCCTGGCTATTGCACAGAGAAACTATTTGAGGCTTTGTGTGCCAAGACTGTTCCAATCTATTGGGGTTCACCGACTGTTGCGTTAGACTTCAACCCTAAGGCATTTCTCAATCGCTATGACTATGCATCTGATCTAGAGTTTATCAATAAAATAATTGAACTAGATAGTAATAAGGATGCTTACAACGAAATGTATATGCAACCTATGTTTCGTGACGATGAGCATCAAAGAAACTTTAACGAAGACCGTTTTCTAAACTGGTTTGAACAAAATGTATATCAAGGTGTGATCAATGAATAAAGCATTAATTATTTCCCCCACAGGCCGCCCTCTATACTTCCATGAGGACTATGAAAAGGACAATCATTGGCGTTACACTAAGCCTGAACGCACATATGATACCTGTCTTGTTCTCTACAATGATTTTGAGCCGGAGCCCGACACATATGACTTTCTAGTTGAACATAAAGGCTTCAAGTGGAAGATCCTTCCTGAGTTGTCTAAGATCATCAAGTGGGAAGATTATGATTATATCGGCTTCTGGGATGACGATTATGTAACAGACATTCGGTCTGTAAATCTCGCATTAGATTTGGCGAGGAAGTTTGACTTTCGTTTGTTCCAGCAGGCGACAACTTCGTTTCAGACTTATGATTGTTTGAAGCATAATCCTGAATGGGTGTTTGCTGAAACGAACTTTATCGAGATTGGTATTCCATTCTTTAGAAATGATATCTTTCGTAAGGTGATTCGTTTCATCGAAGACTATAGTAAAGATACACTCAACTGGGAAGCAAGTTGGGGAATTGATAAAGTTCTTTGTTATTACCTACAAGCAACTGCCCATGTCGTTCATGCCTCAACTGCTAGACATATGGTTCCAGAAAGTAGCATGTATGATAAGACTGCCGCATTTAATGAAATGGATTATCTCATGAGAGATTTCTTTCCTAGATATATGAAAGAAGAATTTGGTATTGATTACCAGTATTCAGATGTTCAACAGACATTAAAAGCATACAAGTTTAGTTAGGAGATTATGATGACGACCCTTAGAAAATGTTTTGATAATGTGACACATTCATCCGATAAGTGGGAACCATACTTTGACATTTACGAAAGACATTTGAGCCGCTATATCGGTAAGAAGTTTAACATGGTAGAAGTTGGTGTGCAGCGAGGCGGATCACTAGAAATGTGGTCTAACTATTTCGGCGCACAGATGCATATCACTGGTGTTGATGTTGATACTGAATGTGCTAAGTTACAGTATAAGGAAAAGAATATCGATGTTGTAATTGGTGATCAGGGTGACGCCAAGTTTTGGGATGACTTTCTAACTAAGCATACCAAGATTGATGTATTCATTGATGATGGTGGACACTTTATGGATCAGCAGATCCTTACCTTCGAAAAAGTCTTTCCCAAGATGCCTGTTGGTAGTATCTTCATTTGCGAAGATTGCCACACAAGTTATATGCCTTACAATGGCGGAGGACTAAATCGTCCAGGCACATTCATTGAATATGCCAAAGATTACATTGATGTGCTACATTACTCATGGAAGGAAAGCAGCACAGATGTTCTCGAAAAGAAGTATGCTATCGGTGAAGGCTTGACAGGTGTTTACTTTTATGATAGTGTAGTCGTGTTTGAAAAGTTTGGCAAGGTGAATATGAAAACAGTATTCCCGCCACTGAATAAGGAATGAATATGAGCAAGAATGTTTTGATCACAGGTGGATGCGGATTTATTGCCCATCATGTTATTGATGTTCTACTTGATAGGACAGATTGGAATATCATTACCCTAGATCGCCTAGATTATTCGGGCAATCTAAACCGTATTGCTGAGGTTCTTGATACAAAGACGCCAGAGCAACGCAAGCGTATCCGCACGGTATTCTCCGACCTAAAGGCAGAGATCAATCCTCTTACTGCTAGTTTCATTGGTGATGTGGATATCATTCTGCATCTAGCGGCTTCTTCTCATGTTGATCGTTCTATTACACACCCTCTAGAATGTATCAATGACAATACAATGGGAACTGCCCATCTATTGGAGTATGCTCGTAAGCTAGAGAAGCCACTAGAGACATTTCTATATTTCTCTACCGATGAAATCTTTGGTTCAGCACCTCCTGGCGTAGCATATGGCGAGTATGATCGTTATAACTCAACCAATCCTTATTCTGCATCTAAGGCAGCAGCCGAGGAACTATGTGTAGCATATGAGAACACATACAAGATTCCCATGATGATTACTCATACAATGAATGTGTTTGGTGAGAGACAGACACCAGAGAAGTTCATTCCTCTTTGTATCAATCGAGTTCGTAAGGGTGAGAAGATTTATATTCACTCTAATGCAGAAAAGACTGAGGCTGGTTCTCGTTTCTACATTCATGCTCGTGATGTTGCCGATGCTATTCACTTCCTCATTACAAAGAAGCCTGAATCGCCACATAAGATTTTCAATCAGCCAATGTGTGCCAAGTTTAACATCGTAGGCAAGGAAGAGATTGATAATCTAACACTCGCTAAGATGATCGCTAAATCCCAGGGTAAGGAACTTAATTATGAAATGGTTGACTTTCACAGTAGCAGGCCCGGTCATGATCTTCGCTATGCTCTTTCTGGTGAGCTTATGCGCAGTCTTGGTTGGGAGCCTAAGATCGCTCTTTCGCAACGAATCGAAGAAGTAACTAAGTGGTATCTAGATAATCCACGTTGGTTGGGAGAGTAATATGGATTGCACACCTATCACACATTGCATTGCTTGTGGCTCTGATGCTCTAGTTCCTGTATTGGATCTAGGGCATCAACCCCTTGCCAATTCATATAAGGATCATGAGAATGATCCCGAACAGACATTCCCTCTTGCTATCAATAGATGCACACATTGTTATCATGTGCAATTGACGCATCAGGTCAATCCAGAACTTATGTTCAAGGACTATGCCTATGTGTCTGGAACAGCTAAGACGCAACTAGATTACTTTGATTGGTTCGTTGATCAGATCGTTAAGATCAAAGGATCGACTCCAAGGACGGTATTAGACATTGGTTGTAACGATGGTTCATTTCTAAATGCATGGGGTGGAACTGGCGCAACAACATATGGTGTCGATCCTGCTGAGAACTTGTATCCTGTTTCTTCTAAGAATCATAATGTTCATTGTGGTTTCTTCACAGGACAAGAATATCCAGGTATCAAGTTTGATATCATTACTTGTATGAATGCCTTCGCTCATAATGCTAATCAGTTAGAACTATTGAAACATGCTCGTGATAGACTGAGTAATGATGGACTAATCTTCTGCACCACATCACAGGCAGACATGATTCTAAATGGTGAGTTTGATACGATTTACCATGAGCATGTATCATTCTATAATATCTATTCGGCACAGGCTCTATGTCGTCGTGCTGGTTTAAACTTGATTGATGTTCTAAAGCATCCTATTCACGGCACAAGTTACATCTTTGTCATTTCAAAAGATATGACATTCAGTCAAAAAGTTAAGAACCTTATTGATGAAGAAGCAAAACTTGGTCTATATGATCCTAAGACATATACAGAGTATGCCGAAAAGTGCTATAAGGTAGCGGAGTTGTTTGCGAGAACAATTCGTTTGTATCGTGATCGTGGCATTCCTGTTGTTGGGTTTGGAGCAGCAGCAAAGGGTAACACACTATTGAACTTTGCTAATGAGAAGCCTGATTTCATCATTGATGAAAATCCTCTAAAGCAATTGAAGTTCACGCCTGGCGTAGCAGCACCAATCTATCCTTTGAACTATCTAACTCTTAACTACTTTGAGAAGCAGCCTGTTTGCTTCATTCCTCTCGCATGGAATTTCTATGATGAGATTGTTAAGAAGGTCAAGTCTGTTAGACCTGCACATACACACAAGGATATCTTTGTTCGGTACTTCCCAACATTTGAAATTGTAGAATGAACATAGGATATTATCACACATATCTAACAGACAATCCCGCCATATGGTTGTCTGTTGTTATGGAGCAGTTTAAGATAATGGAAGATAGTGGTCTAGTGGAAAACCTAGACCGCTTCATCATTACTGCCATAACGCAGGATGATAGACGCACACATTATTTTAAAGAACTATGCGAATCATACAACTTCAACAATCTAGAAATCCATTTCGTAAACAATTCACACAAGAATGATTGCGACATGCTATCACTGATAGAATCCACATCAACAACCGAAGTCATTACATTGAAACGGTTGTGGCAAGAATGTCAAAGAGGTGATTTCAATGTCCTGTATTTCCACTCTAAGGCAATTACAGGAACGGATAAGCTCCTAAACAATTCTGATATGAAGGCTTTCAAGCGAAGTGTTTATTGGAGGCAATACCTTAATTGGGGTGTTCTAGAGAAGTGGGAGGAATGCGTAAAAAGGCTTGACAAGTATGATGTATCTGGTGTAAACTATAGCAATGATCCGATACCGCATTATAGCGGAAACTTTTGGTGGGCTAAGTCTTCCCATATAAGAAGGCTTCCCGATCCTGAAACGAATGATTGGTGGCACCTTGTTCAAGCAAATGCTACCGATCAATGGTTGAAGTATTGTCCACTTCGTTATAAGGATGAACAGTGGGTGACGCATCTAAAGGATACTAAGATGTTTAATGTTGAAGGCGTAAAAGATAATCCTGCTTTTACAATTACACCAAGGAGATTATACGCATGAAGGTAGCAGTTATTGGCGCAGGTGGACATGTTGGCTTTCCATTCTCTTGTGTTCTAGCAGAAGCAGGACATACAGTTTATGGTATTGATGTTAACCAGGCAGCGGTCGATATGCTCAACAAAGGTATTGTACCATATATTGAAGAAGGTGCTGCTGATATTCTAAGAGACAATTTACAGAAAGAGCGACTACTGTTTTCTACAGACTTTGACTTCATTCAAGATGCTGATGTGGTTGCTATCATGATTGGCACACCGGTAGATGGAGAAGGCAATGCAAGACTTGATGATCTTTTTAATTTTATTGACGATAATCTTGTTTCTCGTATGAAGAAACACCAGTTGATTGTTCTAAGATCAACTGTATCACCAGGCACAACTGAGGTTCTTCGTAAGCACTTTCAGAAGCATGGATGGATTGAGGGTATCGATTATTATCTAGTGTTTTGTCCTGAGCGTGTTGTTCAGGGCAAGTCAATCATTGAAACGACTAAGTTGCCACAGATCGTGGGTGCATTCAATGATTTTTCGTTTAGGGTTGCTAAAAACTTTTTTAGATCCTTTATTAACAATGAAATCTTCCAACTGACTCCTCGTGAGGCAGAACTTGGCAAGTTGATGACTAACATGTATCGTTATGTTACCTTTGCGTTTGCCAATGAAATGTGGATGATTGGTGAAAAGCATGGAGTGAACATTGACAAAGTTATCGACGCATGTAATTTCGATTACCCGAGAATGGATGTGCCTCATCCTGGACCTAATGTCGGAGGCCCTTGCCTTTTCAAGGACGGTCGCTTTCTTCTTTCTGATATTCCTTTCGGCGACCTTATTCAAACTAGCTTCCTTATCAATGAAGGCATGCCAGATTATGTCTTTAACCGTATCAAAGAAATCAACCCTGAGGTAGAGAAGGTTCTTATTCTAGGTGCTACCTTTAAGAAGGGCTGTGATGATACTCGTAACAGTCTATCATTCAAGATGAAGAAGGTTTGTAGAAAGCATGGTGTTGATGCATGGATTGTAGATCCCCTACATATCGAAGACATGAACATTCCGGCAGAGAATAAGTTTGATGCTGTAATCGTTATGACGCCACATGATGATTTTACAGACCCTGATAAAATGGGTTATAAGATCACTAGATTTAAACATCATTGTGTCGTTGCTGATATTTGGAAAATGTTCCCAGAAAGTAAACTAAGTAATACGGGCATTTATAAAGTTGGAGATATGCTATGAAGATTTTGGTTACAGGAAGTGAAGGCTCACTAATGCAGGCGGTTATCCCGCTGCTACTAAAGAAGAAGTATGTTGTTTATGGTGTTGATAACCTTGCCCGTTATGGTGAACGCCTAGGACATGCTGGTACAGATTATACTTTTATCAAGTGTGATCTTACAGATGGTATTAGTGTTAATAGGCTTGTTGAACAGGTAAAGCCAGACTATATCATTCAGGCCGCTGCTACAATCTATGGTGTAGGTGGCTTCAATAAGTATTGCGGTGAAATGTATAAGGACATTACTCTACACGATAATGTCCTTCGTGCTGCCGTTGCACACAATGTTAAGAAGGTAGTTTATATTTCGTCTTCTATGGTCTATGAGAACTGCCCACAGGTTATCGGTGAGCCAGTTGCGGAAGATATTGTTGAACAGTATCCAGCACCATCAACCGATTATGGTCTATCTAAGTTTGTTGGTGAAAGAGTATCAAGAGCATACTTTAAGCAGCATGGTCTAAAATACACCATCTGGCGTCCATTCAACATCATCACCCCATATGAAAAGAGCGAAGATGAGGAAGTTGGTATCTCTCATGTTTTTGCCGACTACATTAAGAACATCGTAATCGAAAAGAAGAAGCCTCTTCCAATCATTGGCGACGGTCTACAGGTTCGTTGCTTTACATGGATTGACGAAGTAGCACAGGCAATTGCAGATTACTCCTTCTTGGAGAAGACAGACAATGAGACTTACAATCTAGGCAATCCAGAACCAATCTCAATGCGTGTTCTAGCAGAAAAGATCATTGATGTTGCTGCTAATGAATATCAGCTATTCACACCTTACTATCCTCTTTACGAAACTGTCGGTGAGTATGAGAACGATGTTAAGGTTCGTATCCCTAATGTTGACAAGGCCAAAGAACAGCTTGGTTGGGAAGCCAAGATGAAAGTTGATGACTCCGTTCGTATGTGCCTAAAGTATATTGTGGAGAGCAAGCATGTCTAAAACATTCGTAGTCACAGGCTGTAATGGATATATTGGCAGTCATATGTGCTATGAATTGAGAAAGACATATCCCGATTGCATCATACATGGAATAGATAAACATGAAAAGCAACATCTTAGGTCTCTTTATGATTTTTATCATAATACTGATTTGGTTAGCGATACCATTAATCTTCCTGCGAGAGCGGACGCCATCTTTCACTTCGCCGCCTACACAAGTGTCGAAGAAAGTATGCGAGAACCCTTTATGTACCACCAAAACAATCTGGTGGGGAGTATTAGGCTCATTGACCGGGCAATAGTAGAAAGAGCAGAGAACTTTATCTTTTCATCAACTGCTGCGGTATATGGTGAAAGCCATGATAGTATGTTTGGTCATCTTAACGAGAACCGACCAATGAATGCTCTATCTGTTTATGGACATACTAAGCAAGTGGTGGAAGAAATTCTTGCCAGTGTTTATCAAATGAATGTTATGTGCCTTCGCTATTTCAATGCATGTGGTAGAAATGTAGAAGCAGGTTTGTATGAGGAACATGATCCTGAAACTCACCTGATTCCACTTCTTGCCCGAAGCAAGACTGCCACAATCTACGGTAATGATTGGCCAACTAGAGACGGTACCTGTATTCGTGATTATGTTCATGTGATTGATATCTGTAAAGCACATTTACTTTCCTATAAGCATATGAGCGGAATGGCAATGAGGACTAATGATGTTCTTAATGTTGGTTCAGGCAAAGGATATACAGTAAAAGAAATAGTTGACAAAGCCAATGAAATCATTCATAATGGTGAAATGACTATTGAGTATAAGGAACGCAGAGAAGGTGATGTTGCTTACCTTGTTGCTAATACAGACAAGATAAAAATGATGTTGAACTTTACTCCGCAATATACACTAGACGACATATTGGAGTCGATGAAGAATGGATAAGTGGCAAGAACTAAAAGGTTTGATAGATGCTAGTTTGGCATTTAATGTTCACTATTCATCCGAAAGACCTGTTGAACATAATATGTTACATAAGGTCAAGCAATGGATGATCGAACTAGAAGAAAGAGAAGCAAAGGAAGGATCAAAACATGAAGTATAAAGCACCAGTAGATTCCACCCTGTTCCTTCTTCGTGATGTTCTAAAGTTTGATAACGAGTTAACAGAGCCAATCCTAACAGAGATTGCAAAATTATCAGAAGAAACTATTGCACCAACTAATCAAGAAGGTGATTGGAGAGGTTGCAAACTTTCACAAAAAACACCTATGTTTCCTTTTACAGAACCAGTAGAACCATTGAGTGTTCATGTGCCTGAATGTTTCCACGGACCATACAAACAGTTTGCAGAGGGAGGTTGGATTGGTCTATCAGTTCCGGAAAGATTTGGCGGCCAAGGTATGCCGTTTACACTTGCGGTTGCTGCAAACGAATTTGTATCCTCATCTAACATGGCTTGGTCTCTTTTTGCTGGCATTACTCGTGGAGCGATACAAACACTACTAGTTTCTGGTTCAGATGCACAGAAAGAAACATTCATTCCACCAATGGTGCGTGGTGAATGGACAGGAACAATGTGTCTTACTGAACCACATTGCGGCACTGACCTTGGTTTGCTCAAGACTAAAGCAGTAGATAAACAGAATGGATCATATGAGATTACTGGCCAGAAGATTTTTATTTCTGGTGGTGAACATGATCTAACAAAGAACATTCTTCACCTCGTCCTCGCCCGTGCGGCAGGCGACCCAGAAGGTGTCAAAGGTATTAGTTTGTTTGCTGTGCCAAAGATTCTTCCTGATATGTCACGCAACAAAGTATCTTGTGGTTCTATTGAATCTAAGATGGGTATTCATGGTTCACCAACTTGTGTTATGAACTTTGATGGTGCTACAGGATTCCTAATCGGTGAAAGATGCCGTGGTCTCCAGGGCATGTTTATTATGATGAATGAACTTAGATTAGGCTGTGCTATTCATGGTCTATCACAATCGGAGTTAGCGTTTCAAAATGCCTTACAATATGCCAAAGACAGAATCCAGAGTAAGAGTGCCGTCGCTCTTAGCGGTCCTAGTGTCGCTATTCTTTCACATCCTGATATTAGGCGTATGCTTATGGATGTTCGCAGCATTAATGAAGCTGCCCGTCTATTAGTATTAGAAGCAGCCACATTAGTTGATAAGGGTGGAGAAGAAGCGGAAGATCGTCTTGGTCTTATGACTCCAGTTCTCAAAGGTGTTGTTACTGATTATGGTGTTGAGAACGCTATCAAGATGCAGCAAGTATGGGGCGGTCATGGTTATGTCCGTGACAATGGCATGGAACAGATTGTCCGTGATGCCCGTATTGCCATGATCTATGAAGGTGCTAATGGTATTCAGGCTCTTGATCTTGTTGGTCGTAAGTTGCCAAAGAACATGGGTCGTGCTATTATGACTTTCTTCAAAGATACTGAAACATTCCTAACAAGTTCTTATGAACACGATATCAACCATATCGTTCAGCCAATGACACAAGCCGTAAGCGAACTAAAGCAAGCAACTGAATGGTTAGCAGCAAATGGTATGAAGAATCCTAATGATGCTGGTGCAGCAAGTTATCCATATATGAAAATGTTTGGATTGGTTTTGTTAGGATTGGCGCATATTCGTATTTGTTTGGCAACCGACGACAAAGCAAGACATACTACCGCAACTTATTTTA